AGCGAGCACTCTATCACGACCGCGCAGAAATGTCAAGGGGGCGCTGATAAGAATTCCCACACAGAACCTCGCAAAAACATGAGTCTTTCTTATAAATACTGATTGGAAGATTGACAATATCGCTCCGGCAGTCTATACTAGTAAAGTCACACCACCAGGACAAACTCATGTCAGTCGCTATCAGTCAGGCACAAAAGCAACGTTACAGAATCACCCTGGATATTGAAGTACTAGAAGACTTCAACCCGCATAACATTGATTGGGAGAACCTCTTTGAACTGGAGGGAAATGAGCAGGTGATTGATAGCTACGTAGAGGACCTGAGTAATCCTGTCAGGTGGTGATTAATGCAGTTACTGACAGATAGTCTCAGGACAGTTAGTAACACTTAGCAGTCTTATGGCACGGGGGTTGACATCAGTCTCCCTCTGTGTTATGATGGAGGAGAGCATCAGTGAATAGACAGTGTTTATGGGGCGTTTGTTGATGCCGCCGGGGGGCGTGATAAAAACGCTTAACTACCCTAACCTACAGAGGTGACAGATCAGCGAGAGATATATAAAGCGACTTACGAATTCAAAAAGGAAAAAAAAATTCCGCGCAAAAAATTCTTATGGAAAAGGTTTATCACATCTATGCAAAGGAAGAGTGTTTATATAACAATCTAAACGAAGTACAATTTAATAAAACATGGAACGCCCTCAACGGTATGGTTGGTCTAATGAAGACTGATTACACCTTTGAGGATTTATCATATGAGGAAGTAATTCGGCACCATGGAGGTTGTGGTACGGGTTCTTCTACAGAACCTATAGGAGATGAATCATATTGACAACCTACATAAACACTGATATAATTGAACTGAAGTAATTTCAAAGACATGGCAAAAGGATTTACTGTAAAGGCAAAAGCGCCAGTAGCAAAACAAGCAGAATGGGACATTGATGGTATCAAAGCCCGAATGAAAGGAAAGACGATTGTATTTTGTTTACCAGGGAGAGGATGTTCATTTACCTTTCTGAAGAACTTTGTACAACTGTGCTTTGATATGGTACAGAATGGAATGAGTATTCAGATTAGTCAAGACTACTCATCTATGGTTAACTTTGCACGATGTAAGTGTTTAGGTGCTAATGTATTACGTGGACCTAAGCAAGTTCCATGGGATGGTAAGTTACAGTATGATTACCAACTGTGGATTGATAGTGACATTGTGTTTAGCACAGAGAAGTTTTGGCAGTTGTGTGATATGGCACTTGCAGAAGATGGAACAGAGAAAGAGATTGTTGGTGGATGGTATGCAACAGAGGATGGAGTTACTACATCAGTAGCACATTGGTTAGAGGAAGAAGAGTTCCGTACTAATGGTGGAGTAATGAACCACGAAACAGTGGAATCAATCAGTAAGAGGCGTAAGCCCTTCACTGTAGACTACACAGGTTTTGGATGGGTGCTCATTAAGAAGGGAGTATTTGAGAATCTAGAGTATCCATGGTTTGCTCCTAAGATGCAAGTCTTTGAGAGTGGTAATGTACAGGACATGTGTGGCGAAGATGTGTCGTTCTGTTTAGATGCAAAGGAAGAAGGCTTTTGAGATCTGGTGCGATCCACGTATCAGAGTTGGTCACGAAAAAACTCGCGTTATTTAAGAGGTAAATTATGGCAATTATGAGTGGTGGGAATTATGTTCCTGCAAAACCGAAAAAGACTCGTCAAGGAAACTCACAAAACACTTTGTTATCCGCGACTTCTCGTAACAGTAAGAAAAAGCGTTATAGAGGACAAGGAAAATAAGTAAATATATACATCAGTTATTAACTTTTGTATGCCTTGTTTGATTGCGAACCTTCCCTCATATGAGGTATGGGTAAGAAAAGAATATCTCACAGACCATCAATCAGGTCATGGTGAATTTGTAAAGGGCGTCTGGGTATCGGTTAAGTCGATACCTGGGCGTGCTTTTTATTTTGAGACATATTTACCTGAATATGCAGCAATGTATGATAAATTACCAATTAGTGCATTTGTTTCATCACCAGAACTACCAACACCTGATATGGAATTACATAATTTGCAGTTTTGGAATTGTATGGACTATGGAGTTACTGTAGTACAGAAACAATTTGTTGGTAGTATGCACTATGAATGTTATACCCGTGATTATGGCCCACAAACTGGTACATATATTTGTACAATTGATAATTATCATCAAGATCCTGATGCAGTTGACTATGCAACAAGTGAAAATCCATCAGAACATAAGTCACATAACCTGATTGAACTAGATAATGGGCAGTTTGCATTGTATCCTAACAATAGGACACGAATTTATGACAATAGTTTGACACCTGAGGAACCAAAGATTCCAGATTTTAAGGTTTCGACTGTATATTATCAAGTTGAGAATGGTCATGACCGTGATGGACTTGGAAATGATGAAAATTATTTCTGGAAAACTGCCAAAGAACGTAAAAATATTGAAAATTCACCCGAAATCCCCGATTTTTAGAAAAATGAACGATTTTTTAGACAACTTAGCTAATGATCAACATCAAAAGATGCTTCGTGAAATTGCAAATGATGATTTGACACCAAAAAAACGTGACAAAAAGCAAGAAACTGAGATTTTTGAAAATCAAACTAAACCTGAACCACTTTACGAATAAAAAATTATAATATCGTTGATAAATAATACATAATTGCCGTATTGTTGTGCCTCTAGAAAGGGTAAGTCAAGGATTTAAAGATATTAGTATGAGTTTTCAGACTAATCCTCTGACAAAAGACTTGATTGCCATGAAAAATGAAAATGCAATTGCAAGATCAGTTAAAAACATAGTATTTACGAATCCTGGAGAGAAATTTTTCAAACCAAAATTCGGATCTAGCATTTCAAACTCTCTTTTTGAAAATGCAGATGACTTAACTGCAGTTCAGATTCAAACTCAAATAGAAGAATCGGTTCAGAGGTATGAACCGAGGGTTAAATTAAGAACCGTTGATGCTAATGCCAATATAGATGGCAATTCATTTGATGTCGTTATTGTATATGACATTATAGGAGCGGACATTCCAACACAACAATTAGAATTCGTATTGCAACCAACAAGGTAAGATGCCACTAGTAAATTTTACAAATTTAGACTTTGAAGAAGTCAAATCGACTCTCACAGAATATTTAAAATCAAATTCCAATTTTACGGATTATGATTTTGAAGGTTCTAACTTATCATCAATTCTAGATGTATTAGCATATAATACGTACATTACTTCGTATAATGCCAATATGGTGGCGAATGAAGTTTTTATTGATACTGCAACTCTAAGAGAGAAATGTAATAAGCTCTTGCAAGAAATATTGGATATACACCTAAATCAAGAAAAGCAGCAACATCTTCAATAACGTTCTTTGTTGACACAACCAACATAACCCCCGTACCAGCATCTCTAACGCTTCGTAAGGGGACCGTAGTAGCGTCTCAGGGCGTCTTTGGTACGTGGGTCGGGGTCATTCTGTATCTTAGACGATATAACCGTTCCTGTAGTAGATGGAATTGCATCTTTTAATAATATTTCCATTTTTGAAGGATCAAGTCTAGAAAAGAATTTTACATATAGTGCTAGAAATCCACAACAAAAATTTATTTTACCAAATGCTGGTATTGATACTGAATTACTCAGAGTAACCGTAAAAAATAATCAATCCTCTACTGCATCTGTAACTTATACTCTGCAGGATAATTTATTTTATGTTGGATCGAGTTCTAAAATTTACTACCTTCAGGAAGTAGCAGATGAAAGATATGAGTTATTTTTTGGTGATGGAGTTTTTGGTCAACAACTTGAGGATCAGAATTACATAACAGTTTCGTATATCGTAACTAATGGTGATTCTGGAAATGGAATGAACCAGTTTAGATTTAATGGTAAGATAACCTATTCTAGAAATGGATTAGAATATACAGTTACTAATGGAATATCACTGCTAACTACTGATTATAGTTCTAGAGGTGGTGATTCAATCGAGGCAGTTGAGTCTGTTAGAAAATATGCACCAAAAATTTATGCCACTCAGAATCGTGCAGTAACTGCAGATGATTATGAAACTCTTATTCCAGCAAGAATATATCCAGATACTGAATCAATTTCAGGTTTTGGTGGAGAAGAATTAAACCCACCACAATATGGAAAAGTTTTCATTAGTATAAAACCAAAGTTTGGAGATTTCTTACCAAATCTGATTAAAGAAAATATTAAATTAAAATTAAAGAAGTATGCAGTTGCAGGTGTTGTACCTGAAATCTTAGATCTCAAATATCTTTATATTGAAATAAGTTCAAAAGTTTACTACAACACAAATTTAGCACCGTCACCAGCTAGATGTTTCTTCAATAGTTTCTAATAATGCGTCTAAGTATGCAAATTCTACTGAATTAAATAAGTATGGTGCTCGGTTTAAATATAGTAAATTTTTGAAAATTATTGATGATAGTCATCCATCAGTAACATCAAACATTACTATTATGAAGATGAGAAGAGATTTGAGGATTGTTCCAAATACATTTGCGGAATATCAAATTGGATTTGGAAATAGATTCCATATTAGAAGTAATGATGGATATAATATAAAATCTAGTGCATTCAGAGTATCTGGAATCCAAGAAAATGTTTATATAAGTGATATTCCAAGTTCTGATGGATTAACTGGATCTATATTCCTTTTCACCTTACCTAATGTTGGGTCAGAAAATCCAACGATCTTACGATCCAATGTGGGAAGTGTTGATTATGTAAATGGTATAGTAACAATTAATGCTATTAATATCTTAGGTGGAATGGAAAAAGACGGTCAGCAAGTAATCGAAGTACAAGCGACTCCTTCATCAAATGACGTTGTTGGATTACAGGATCTTTATTTGCAACTAGATAATAGTAATAGCACATTCGAAATGGTTCCAGATCAAATTGCATCGGGAATTGACCCATCAGCTTCTACTTACACCGTATCATCTTCATACTCAAATGGAAACTTAGTTCGCCTTGGTGGACCAGACAATGTTACACCTACTGTAGTTACTACTGCAGATATTACTACTACTAATAATTCTTTTACTGGAACAACTTCGACTTCCGGTGCTTCTGGTGGATCATCAACACCTTCGGGTGCTGGCGGCGGTTACTAATTCAGAAATATACAAAAAAAATGGCAGAAACAAGAATCAAGTTTAGCAACATCGTTAAGAGTCAACTCCCATTATATGTGGAGAATGAGTTCCCTCTTATCTCTGAATTTTTAAAACAGTATTATATTGGACAAGAATATAAAAGTGGACCTATTGATTTAATTCAAAATATTGATCAATATGTAAAACTAGATGAACAAACTTCAATAGATCATGAAGTAATTTTATCTGGTGATACTGATGCGTTTTCAACAACCATTAATATAAACCTTGAAGATTCACCAAAAGGAACTACGGATTTTCCTAGTTCTTATGGACTTCTGAAACTAGGTAACGAAGTAATAACATATACAGGAAAAACTGATTCGTCCTTTACTGGATGTATTAGAGGGATTTAACGCAGTAACTTCATATCAATCGGATTCAAATCAAGGGGATCTTGTCTTTAGTTCTACTGAAGCAGCTGATCATAAAAAGGGTGATATTGTAGAGAATTTAAGTTGTTTATTTCTTAAAGAATTTTTAAAGAAAACAAAAATTCAATTTTTACCTGGATTAACTGAAAGACCACTATCTTCTAATTTAAATCAAAATTTATTCATAAAGCAATCAAAAGATTTTTATACTAGTAAAGGTACTGATCAGGCACATAAAATTTTATTTAAAACACTTTATGGGGTAAATGTTGAAGTTGTAAAACCAAGAGATCATTTATTCACACCATCAAATTCAAACAATTTAGTTACATCTAATTTTTTAGTTGAACAGGTTAGTGGTGATCCAAATTCTTTAGAAAATAAAACCATATTCCAAGGCACAAATAGTGAAACATACACCCCATTATACAACGTTGAGGAGATTAATACAGGAACTGGAAAAAATTTCTTTAAACTCTCATATGATGATGGATATAATAGAGATATTAGAGTTCTTGGATCTACGACAGGTAACTTTAAAGTTGCACCAAAAACTCATATAATTGGAAATGTTTCTGCTGGATCAACGTTTATTGATGTTGATTCAACAATTGGGTTCCCAAACTCCGGATCTCTTTACGTAGATTATCCCACAGGAGTTGCTAACCAAACTGGTATTGTATCCTATACCTCAAAAACAATCACCCAGTTCTTAGATTGTAGTAATATTACCGAAACTTTAATTGATGGTGATACATTAAGTACAGAAGATTTTGCCTTTGTAAAACCAGATGAAAACAATTCATCAATTGTAGTTCGCCTCTCTTCAGTTCTATCTGGATTTTCAAAACAAGATGGAATATATGATTATAAACCAGGGGATAGTTTTAATATAAAAACTCTTGGTGTTGAAGAAGATTCATTTAAATTTAAAAATTGGTTATATAATAATCCAGTAAAATATCTAATTGCAGATATTGAATTAATTGGAAATGTTTCACCAAAAACATATAAATTAACTTTAAACAAAGATAATTATTTGCTACTTGGTGATAATGTGACTGTTACTTCAGCATCAGGTATCGAAGTTTATAATGCAGAAATTTCTGATATTATTTCGTCTAAAGTTGTAACGATCAAGACTTCTGGTAATCTTATTACTGGTACAGAATATTACTTGCAACGAAATATAAGAAAAGCAACGTCTACATTTTTTCCACAAATTAATAAGTTTCATGCAAATATTCAGAATGTTTATAAAAAGCAATATGGAGATTCAATTTTAGTTGCATCAAACTCTTTACCTTCTTATAAAGAAAAACCAATTGTTGCAAATAAATCAACAAAAACTTTTAGTGGTACATTTGTAGGAACAACTTTAAATATAAAAGATCATGGATATTATAGTGGAGAATCTATATCATATACCCCACAAAAAATTGTAAGACAGTTGAGATTGGTGATGGAGAAACTGCAGAAGAAACTACAATTTTGTCTTCATTATTTGGTGGAGATACTGGTGGTGAGGGAATATATTATATCTTCAGAGTGGATCATGATAAGATAAAATTGGCAAGGTCTTTAGCTAACTTATATACCTCAAAATTTATAGTTATAGAAAGTACTACTGTTAAAGATAACATTTTAGAAAAATCTGAAACAAAGAATAAAAATACCGAGCCCCAAAAACTCTATAGAGAAATTGCTACTCCAATTAATAGTGATGTTGAAGTAAAAACCAAACCAGGTTCTACTGGAATTTTGGTTAATGGAGTTGAAATTTTAAATTATAAATCAAGGGATATAATTCACACAGGAAGACTAGAAGAAGTTAAAGTATCTTCACCTGGAATTGACTTTGACGTAATTAATCCACCAGAACTAACTATAACAGATCCGGTTGGAACTGATGCAACAGGATTTCTTGCGATCAATGGAAGTTTAAGAGAACTTAGAATTATTGATAAGGGATTTGATTTTACAGAAGTTCCTGTTGTCACGATAACTGGTGGCAATGGTAAGATGCTAATGCACTAGTTAATCTAAAGTTAATTTCACACTCTCAAGAATTTTTCTCTGATCCTCAATCGAATAGAGTTGGTTTAGGAGTTACTCTTTCTACTATTGGATTTTCTACTTATCATAAGTTTAGAAATGGAGAACAGTTAGTTTATAAACCAAACTCTCAAAAAGTAGTTGGTGGACTTTCTACTGATGCAACATATTTTGCAGAAGTTATTGATGCTACTACAATTAAACTCCACAATACTGTTGGAGAGGCCATTAGTGGTATTAATACAGTTACCTTATCTTTTAATGGTATAGGAAAACATACACTTGAATGTTCTTCTAAAAAAGCAGTTGTAGATTCTATTAACATTGTTAATACTGGATCTGGATATCAAAATAAAAAAAGATCTGTTACTTCATCGGGAATTAATACTTCCTCTGATAATATTAATATAGAAAATCATGATTATAAATCTGGAGAGATATTGCGATATTCTTCTGGAACTACAAACATTGGCGGATTAAGTAATGGGAATAATTACTATGTTACGGTAGTTGATGATAACAACTTTAAACTATCTGAAATTGGATCTGCAGATGATGAAACTTTCTTCTATAAAACTAAACAATATGTAGATTTTAACACTTCTGGTAGTGGAACACATCACTTCAATTACATTCCCATCTCAGTATCAATTAAAGGTCCTGTTGGTATAGAAACTGTTACTGGAATTGAATCTAGTGCATATGAAGTTCAGGTTCAACCAATTTTTAGAGGAGAACTTACATCGGTACATTTATCCGATAAAGGAACTGGATATGGAACTAATGAGATTATCAACTTTAAAAAACCACCCAATGTATCGATTACTTCTGGAAAAAATGCCCAAGTTAATCCAATAGTATCTGCTGACGGAAAAATTGTTGAAGTAATTGTAAATAATGTTGGATCAGATTATACGTCTATTCCAGATGTAGACATACTCTCTTCTTCTGGAATTGGTTGTGTTTTAACTCCAATAATTGAAAATGGAATGCTTCGTGAAGTAAAAGTTATTGAACCTGGATCTGGATATATTTCTGGAGATGTTGATATTGAAATAGTTGCAACAGAAAGAGATTTTCAATTTATTCCTAGTCTGCAAACTTGGAGAGTCAATTTGTTTGAAAAATTATATAATAATAATTTAATCGGATCTGATGATGTAATTGTTAAAGCGGCATTGAATGAAAATTCTGGATTGCAATGTTACTCATTATATGCTCCTAGAGCATTGAGACAAATGATTTATTCTGTTAGTGAGTCAGGAAAAACTCTTTACGGAAAATTAGATCTAAAATTAGTAAACTCTCAAGAAACAGATTTTACAGATCACTCACCTATCATTGGTTGGGCTTTATGATGGAAATCCAATTTATGGTCCATATGGATATTCAAATAAAAATGGGGGAGTAGTAACCCTCATGAATTCGAGTTACAAACTTAATACTTCACGTATAGGTGGTCCACCGGTATCAGTTTTCCCATTAGGATTTTTTGTTGAAGATTTTACTTATTATGAAAATGATGATGATAAGTATCTTGACAGAAATAATGGAAGATTTTGTATAACACCAGATTATCCAAATGGAACATATGCATATTTTGCAACAGTTAATCCAGATTCTGTAGAGTCTTCTGGAGTATTTGAAAGTTTTAAACTTCCAGTCTTTCCATATACTTTAGGTGACAAATATTATTCAACTCCTAATGAATTTAATTTCAAAAAATCATCAAACCAAGATGATTATGACATTGAAGATAATAATTGGTGCAGAAATACAATTTCGTATAATTTAAGAGAGGATGGAGTTGATTACCCTTACATATATTCTCCAAATAATTTATCCCAAACAGGAAAAATTGTATCTACATCTAGAGGAAAAGTTTCTAGAGTAGATGTAAAAAGTTCTGGAGATAATTATAAAGTTGGAGACACTTTAAATTTTTCAGACTCAGATAATACTGGATATGGTGCTGCAGGAAAAATTTCTAGATTAAAAGGTAGAGATGTTAATAGTATTAGTGCATCTATAACCGAATTGTCTAATGTGGAATTAATTCCTTCGAAAAAGAAAGGAACTTATGTTGTGGAATCTACATCACCGCATAATTTTAATGCATTAGATATTGTTGATGTTAATGGTATTTCTACTACATCATCAAAAATCGAAGGATTTTATACAATCGGTGTGTCTAGTGAGAGATTTGCATTAGTTGGATTAGGGACTACAGGGGTTGCTGTTGGTAACACAAGTATTACTGGATTGGTAACATTCTTTAATGTATCTTCAAATTTAACTGGATCAAATATTGTACCTAATGATATTTTGGGCATTGGAACAGAGAGAGTAAAAGTTTTAAATATAGACACAAAAAATTCTAGATTTAGAGTTTTAAGATCTGTAGATGGAACTGTTGGTCGGTATTCATACTGTTGGATCTATCATAATGAAGATTCTAGAAGATTTACTATTAACTCTGGATTTAAAACAACATTCAATTTAAAAGAAATAAAGAAGTATATTTTGAACCATCAGAAACTGTTGGTCTTGGAACAACCGCTGTTGGAATTGGATCAGTATTGCAATTTAGTTCTTTTGGATTAAATACTGTTGGTCTTGGAACAACTTTTGGTTCTAGTACTCTTGCAGTTCCTATTAAATCTCTTTACTTAAGAAATCATAATTTACAAACTGGTGATATATTAACATATTCCTCCAAATGGTGGAGCAGGTATTGTTTATAATGAATATCAAAGATATTGGAGTTGCGCAACTTTAGCTGATGATCAACAATTGTTTGTTGCTAAAATTTCTAATGATTTAATTGGTATTGCAACTCAAAGAGTTGGTTTGGGATCTACTGGTGGATTTGATGGTGTAGGTAATTCTTCAAAAACATTTTCTTTCACTGGAGTTGGTACTGGAATCTAATCATAGTTTTACAACAAATTACGATAATATTTCTGGAGATGTTTCAAAGAAGAACCGTAACTGTAACTACTGATGTGAATCATGGAATTCATGCAGGACATAAGTTATCGATATTGATGTTAATCCATCATTTACGACAACTATGCTGTAAAGTACAATATACACACAGAAGAGTGTTAGTTGGTATTGAAACTTTTAGTGCAGTTGGCGTTAATAGTTCAACTAATACTATTAATATAGTTAATCATGGATATGAAAGTGGTGATAAAGTAATTCATCACTTCAACTGCCCTGTGAAGGATTAGAAAATGATAAAATTTATTATATTGTAAAAGTTGATAATGATAATATTAAATTATCAAATACTTATTACGATTCAACTCAACTTAACACCAAGTGTTGTTGGAATTTCTAGTACATCATTTGGTGAATTTGGATCTGATCAATCCCAAAGATTGATGCATATAGAAGTTCTACCATGAACTTTGATCTGTCAGATGCTACTCTTGCGTATACATCTCAAGCTACTCAATATTCTGCATTTAAACTTAACTTCTACCTTGATTCTAGTTGCACCAAACTTTGGGAAACTGACGGATCATCTAATAACTTCTCTGTATCCAGATCTGGTAGTGTAGGAATAACCACAGACGCTAAAGTATCAGTTTCTATTGGAAAAACTACTCCAGAAAGACTTTATTATAAGTTTGAACCAATTTCTGACGGAACATTACCTAAAGAAAAATTTGAAATAATATCAGATACGGAAGTTTTACAGAACAACTCAATTTTCTGTCAAAATAGTGTTTATAATGGAAGTAGAAGAATTTCCATCGCAGGAACTAATTTCTTCAACTTTGAGTTAGCAGAAGTTCCAGAAATAGATTCTTATGTATCAACTTCATCTAGTATTACATACACCACAGACTGTACACATACATCTGGCCCAATATCTACAGTAGAAGTTACTAGTTCTGGAAGAAATTACACCACTTTACCTTCAATAGTTTCTATTAATACTATTGATGGAGAAAAAGGAGACCTTATATCTGTTAGTGATAGTATTGGTACTATTGAAAAGGTAAAAATTAATGATATTGGATTTGATTTTCCAACAGATAAAACTTTAAAACCAAGTGCTTCTTTACCACAAATCATTAATGTTGATTCTTTTGCTAAAATTGAAAGTATTACGATAACTTCTGGAGGTAGAGGATATTCTTCAGCGCCAGATTTAATATATTTTGACGGAAAAACTGGTAACGAAATAACCGATCTTTCGACTAAGTATTCTCTTGGTGATTCTACTGTAACTATTTTAAGTAATACTAGAGGAATTAATAACTCTACTCCATCAGTGTTACCAATAAGAAATACTAATGGAGTTGGTATTAGTACCATTGGATTTAGTACAATTACCAAAGATGTATCTGTTGAGATGGCAGTTGGATTTAGTGAGACATTCCCGTTTGAAGTTGGAGATCAAGTTATGATCGAAAACATTAGTATCGGTGGTACTGAAAAAGGATATAACTCTAAAGATTATGGATACAAACTATTCACTCTCACTTCTGTAACACCTAATATTGGTGGGATTGGAAGTGTTGCATACAATTTATCAAACCACTTAAATGAAGGAGAAACCCCAGGAGATATTGATTTAATTAATTCTTCCGGAATGATAATCGCAGAAAAGGATTTCCCAACTTTTAATATTCAATTAAGAACTGCAAATTATCTTAGTGGAGAAAGAGCTACTACTAATGGTAAAGAAGGTATTATTCAGAGTTGGGATAGAACAACAAAAACCCTTAGAGTTCTTTCTAGTGATAACTTTGTAAGTGGAGATATCATAAGAGGACTTACCTCAGAATTATCTGGAGTTGCATCTTCAGTAACTTCATATGAATCTTATTTTGAAACAGATGTTTCCTCTCAGATATTCAGTGGAACCCAAACTGGATCAGGATTTTTGAACGACAATTTACAAAGACTGCAAGATAATCTTTACTACCAAAATTTCTCATATTCTTTAAAGAGTACAGTTCCATTTGATACTTGGAAAGATGCAATATCTTCAATAAATCATACTCTTGGATATAGAAAATTTGGAGATTTGCAAATTGAAGCAACAAATACAAATCAACCATTAACTGTTGGTATTACTACACAATTGACCGATGTTACTATTGTCAGCAGTTTGGATGGATTTATAGATCTTAATTGTGTATTTGATTTTGATATTGCAACAGAAAATAATTTAAATTTCTCTGATGGGAGTAGAATTCTTTCTAACGAAATTGCTTTTAACAATAAAATTTTAACTGATTTTTCAGAATCATCTGGAAATAGAGTTCTTTCTATTGATGATATAAGTGACAAATTTAATAGCAATCCAAGATCAACTGCTTTTAGTGTTCTTAACACGTTTAAGTTGAGTGATTCTAGATTTAGAAAATATTTTACTTATCTTAGAGATAAGAGATTTACTCAAGAGAGGCAAGCTTTAATTGTCGATCTTATTCATGATGATGCAATTGGGTATATTAATCAATATGCAAGATTGGAAACAGTATATGATCAAGGATCTTTTGACTTTTCAATTTCTGGTACAGAAGGTCAACTTTTATTCTATCCAATTAAATCATCGGTAAATGATTATGATATTACAACAATTTCATATAATTTAAATGATAATTTCTTAAGTACTGGTTCTACTTCTATCGGGGGAGTTTTAATTGATTCAGAGAGCACAATAGTAAGTGCTGGAACGACTGCAACAATTGTAAGTATTGGTAATACATATCATTCACTGAAAGTTCTTGTTGAAATTACACCAGATGTTACAAACCCATCGTATGGAAGTACTGCTACATTCAATGGCAATGAATATGAGGCTCAAGAACTTAATATTGTTCATGATGGATCAGATGTTTCTATTTTAGAATATGGTAAGTTAACTACTTCACCGAGTGGATATAGCGCAATTGGATTTGGAACTTACACGGCACGTCTCGATGGATCAAACATTAAAGTTGACTTTAATCCATCTGGAATAGGAACTAATGCGATAGTTAATACTATTGTTGTTGGTTTGTCTTCAATATCTTCAGGAATTTCAACTGTTGATATTAAACATGCCAGATTACAATCCGTTATGACTGATATTGCATCATCTGGTTCTCCAACTGAAAATGTTGTTGCAGAATATCCAAGTCACATTTCTACTGAAATTGATAGATATGATGCTGGATATTTTATGATTCAGATTCACGATACAACAAATGATAGATATGAATTTTTAGAATATTTTGTTGTTGACGATCATATTGAAGGAGAAACATCTTCAGAAACATTCGATACAGAGTTTGCAAATATTCAAACTCACTCTGGGCTTGGAACTTTTGATTCTAGAGTAATAGCAAATTCTGTTGGACTTGCTGCAACTACTCAAGTTCTCTTTACACCAATAGCAGGAATTGATGCAAGAGTTCATGTTTATACAAATGCTCTTAGAATTGAGGATGATACAAAAGATATTATTGATTTCACTAATGGTACTATAGAAACGGGATATGGTACGTATACTGGAACTGATAGAGATATAAAGAGAGAATTTGAACTAACTCACAAGAACGATACTATTTTTATAAAAGCCTTTGAAGGAAATAATACTTCAATTGTCAACCTCGATTCAAATACAATTACAATTCCAAATCACTTCTATGTGACGGGTGAGCAAATTGAATATACTTGCCCTGGTATTGGAATTACTCAATCTATTGGTATTGCTCAGACTACATTCCCTGCAACTGGTGTTACAACAACATTACTTCCAGAAACTGGAATATTTGCAATTAAAATCAATGACAACACTATTAAACTTGCTAGAAGTGCTGAAGATGCTTTAAACTCAGTTCCTCAAGTTATTAATTTAACTTCTACTGGTGTAGGTGCTGCTCATACATTTACTGCAACGAATCAGAATGCAAAAGCATTAGTCGCTATTGATAATCTTATTCAATCACCTATCGTTTCTACAGCACTTACAACAACACTTGCTGATGAAGTTGTCACTACTGACAATGCTGTTAAATTTACCGGATTAGGTTCATTCTTCGGAGGTGATCTGTTTAAGGTCGGTGATGAAATCATGAAGATTGAAGGTGTTGGTATCGGAAGCACAAACAGACTTGTGGTTCGTAGAGGTTGGATGGGAACCAACATTCAATCTGGTCTTGCAACTGGTCAACTGGTGACAAAAGTTGTTGGAAACTACAACATTGTTAGAAATACTCTGAACTTTGTTGAAGCACCATTTGGAAATACTCCAGTTGGATCTCCGACTAATCCTCCTGATGAAAGAGATTATGTTGGGATAACTACAAGTTCATCCTTCCAAGGAAGATCTTTCTTGAGAACTGCTGCTCCAAATACAACAAATGAGACCTATTCTAAAAATTATATATTTGATGATCTTTCTGATCAATTTAATGGAGTAGAAAACGAGTTTACATTAAAATCTAATGGATCTAATGTAGATGGAATTAGTAATGAAGGTGCAATCGTATTAGTAAATGACATATTACAAACTCCAGGCGAGTTACGTAATTATACACTCAGTGAAGCTTCTGGTATAACAACGATTTCATTTGTTGGAACTTCTAGAGATTTGACTAATGATGTTGGACTGAGTACCTTCCCAAGAGGAGGAATGATTGTTTCTGTTGGTTCTACAGCAGGAATTGGTTATCAACCACTTGTTGCTGCAGGAGGAACCGCAGTTGTATCTTCTGCAGGTACTATTACTTCAGTATCGATTGGTAATAGTGGTTCTGGATATAGGTCTGGAATACAAACTACGGTTAATGTTAGCGTCGGAACTTCTAGTGTTACTGGTTCTAATTTAGTTAGAGTCGGAGTTGCGTCAATCAGCAATGGTAATATTGTTAGTGTTGCTATCACAAATCCAGGAACTGGATATACGACTACAAATCCACCGTTTGTAATCTTTGATAATCCACTTTCATATAATAACCTGGCATTAGAATATGTTTCTGGAACAACTGGACTTGGAACAGCTGGTGTAATTGATATTGTTGTTGGTCAAGGATCCAGTGTTATTGACTTTAGTATTAATAACACTGGATATGGTTATGGTAACGGTCAAAGACTAACGGTTTCTGTTGGAGGAACGACAGGAATTCCAACTACATCTAGTTTCTCTCCTCCAAATCAATTTGAAATTGAAATTGAAAAAGTTATTAATGATGAATTTACTGGTTGGTCTGTAGGTGTTATTGAAACATTTGATGATGTTAGTAATTATATCGATGGAAGTAGAATTGATTTCCCATTATTAAAGTCTGGTGTTCCAATATCAATCAATAAATCTAAAGGATCTAAGATTGAACTTGATCAACTACTAATTGTTCTTGTTAATGGAATTCTTCAAGTTCCTGGAATTGCTTACGAATTTAATGGAGGATCTCAGATAACATTCACAGAACCATTGAAGGTTGAAGATACACTCGTAATCAACTTCTACAAAGGAAGTGGAGATGAGTTGGATGTTATTGAAAGAGAAGTAATCGAGACAATTAAATATGGAGATGAAGTAACTCTCAATTACAATCCAGATCTTGGACAAAAACCATATCAACAGGAGAATGCAAGAACTATTAGTACTGTCACTAATGTTGATAGGTCTAATACTCTTCCATACTTTGGTCCTGGTAACACCAGAGACACTACTTTTGAAAGACCTGTTACATGGTGTAGACAAACTGAAGACAAGATCATTAATGGACAGGGAGTTGGTAAAGATAGAGAAATCTATGAACCAGTTATTAATCCAGTGGCGAATATAATTAAACCAGTTGGTATTGGTTCCACTGTCATTTATGTCGATAGAATTAGACCTCTGTTCAATCTTAACAATGAAAATGCCGATTCTAATTTCAGAGCAAATCTAACAAAAGAAATAACACTGGTCAATCTAGATGAAACTGTAGGTGCATCTGCAACTGCTATAGTTTCCACTGCTGGAACTATTACATCAATTTCTCTTACCACAGGTGGGGTTGGATATTCTACAATTCCAGATGTAAGTGTTGGTCTTGGAACAACTACTGCGACTGCTACGGCAACAATCAGTGGCGGAGTTGTTACTGGAATTACGGTTACTAATGGTGGATCTGGATATACTCAGTCAAATCCACCATTAGTTCTGATTAGTCCTCCAGCAAAACAAACAGAAACCAACGAAGTTCAGTCTACTGGATATGTAGGAGATTCTGGAATAATTGTTGGACTTGGAACAACTTCTATTGGTGTTGGATCAACTGGAATGACATTCCACCTGCACATTCCATATGACTCTGAAATGAGAAATACCGACTTAGTTGGAACTGCGGTAACTCTGAGTAGTATTTCGGCAGGAGATTACTTCATTGTAAGAAATTCCAACTTAGGATCAGCAACAACAAGTATAACTGCTCTTGGAACAGATAACACTACAGTTATTGGAATTGGATCAGAGTTTATTGATAATGTGTACGTCGTTAATTCAGTTGGAATAACTACTCAAATTATTTCTGGAATCACTACTAGTGTATCTAAAGTGACCGTGAATACAAATATCAATCCAAGCGGAATATCTGGATTTACAACTGCTCCGTTCTTTGGTGAATATTCTTGGGGTAAAATTACCATGGATGCAAGAACTAAAGACATTTCCTATCCAGCACATACATTATCTGGAATTGGTACAAATGAATTGACGGGAATATCCACTTCATCTAAGGTCTATAGAACCAAATATATTAGATTCAAAAAATTCACATGATTTTTTGTAATAAATAAGTAAAAAAGTCCGTCAAAAATGGCTGCCATTATAACTGATCAAGTTAGAATATTAAACGCGAAAAATTTTGTTGCTGGAATTGCTAACGCAAGCAATTCCTATTATTCTTTTGTCGGACTTCCAAATCCGACAGATTATGATTCGTCATGGAATGATAATCCCCCCTCACCAAAAGATAATTTTGATGAAGAGAATGATTATTGGGATACCATGATTGCAATGAAGAGGATTAACACTACCGATGTTAGGCAGGTTATTCCTAGAAGGATCTGGTCTTCGGGTACTACTTATGATATGTACCGTCATGATTACAGTAGATCAAATACTGCCCCTGTTTCAGGATCCACTAATTTATATACTTCAAACTTTTACGTTTTAAACAGCGATTATAGAGTTTATATTTGCCTTCAGAATGGCACCAATCCAGAAAACACTCTTGGTAGACCATCATTAGACGAACCAACTTTTACTGATTTAGAACCAAAAGCAGCTGGAACCAGTGGTGATGGTTATATTTGGAAATATCTTTATACTATTAAACCAGCAGATATCACCAAATTTGATTCTACAGATTTTATGCCAGTCCCTACGGACTGGAGCACTAGCAATGATACATCTTTAGTTAGAGAAAATGCTGTAGATGGATCGATTAAAATTGTAAATATAACCAATCGCGGAGTTGGATTAGGAACAGCAAACGTTACTTATACCAGAGTTCCTATCAGAGGAGATGGGACTGGTGCAGAATGCACTATTGCGATTGATGGAGACTCTAAGATTGATTCAGTTACTGTATCTGCACAAGGATCTGGGTATACTTTTGCCACTGTTGACTTTGAAGCAGGTGGAGTTCCTGCAGGAACCACAAGACCAGTTTTTGATGTTATGATCTCCCCACAAGGTGGACATGGAGCAGATATCTATAGAGAACTGGGGGCGTATAGTGTATTGATGTACTCAAGACTTGAGAGTGATAATGAAAATCCAGATTTTGTCACTGGCAATCAGTTTGCAAGGATTGGCATCGTAGAAAATCCACTTTCTCCTGCTGGAGGATCAGTTTTAACTTCAGATAAAGCAAGTGCTGTTACTGCTTTAAAATTGACTGGGGTTGGATATAGTGAAGCAACCTTCACTGCAGACTCCTTTGTTACTCAAACGGTTGGAACTGGTGTTACTGCTGTTGGTAGAGTTGTAAACTATGACCAGAACACTGGAGTTCTCAAACTCTGGCAAGACAGAACTGTAGCAGGATTTACAACTGCAGGTATTGGAATTACCAATCCAACTTATGGTTATCTTTTAGAGAATTTTACAGGTAATCCAACCGGAGATGGAACAGTTGCTATTACACCATCTACAGGATTGCAGTTAAGTATTGACAGTGCGTTTAGCGATAACAAAACGACGATAAATAATCGTACATATTATCTTGGAATGGATTTCACTACAGGTGTTGCGTCCCCAGAGGTAAAACAGCATTCTGGTAATATTATATACGTAGATAATAGACCTTCGATTACAAGATCGTCAAACCAAAAAGAAGACATAAAAGTTATCTTGCAGTTCTAAAGAATTATGCCACAGCAGACGAACCTCAACGTAGCACCATATTTTGACGATTTTGATGCGACGAACGACTATCACAAGGTGCTTTTTAAGCCTGGATATCCTGTCCAGGCAAGAGAACTAACGACTTTACAGTCTATCCTGCAGAATCAGGTAGAAAAGTTTGGTCAACATTTTTTCAAAGAAGGTGCTAAAGTAATTCCAGGAAATACTGGATACTCTAGACTTTACTATGCTATTCAACTTGCAAATACTTTTCAGGGTGTTCCTGTTGAGGCATATGCAGATCAGTTAGTTGGAACAACTATCACAGGTCAATCTTCAGGTGTTACTGCTGTTGTTGACAATATTCTTCCCTCTGCAGATTCTGAGAGAGGAAACTTAACTCTTTATGTTGCATATCAGGGATCTTCTAAATTAGACAATACTACTCAAACATTCACTGATGGTGAACCTTTAACATGTAATCAAACATTATCATCTGGATTATTAGGAAATACTACTATTACTGCGGGAACTCCTTTTGCGAATACTTTAGGGGCTAACGCATCTGCTACGGGATCAGTATTCCAAATTGAAAATGGCGTATATTTTATTCGTGGATACTTTGTAAACGTAAATAAAGAATCTTTAGTCTTAGATCAATATTCAAATACTCCAAGTTATAGAATTGGACTCTTTGTTAATGAAGAGATTGTAAATTCAAATTCAGATGAATCCTTAAATGATAATTCTCAAGGATTTAATAATTACGGAGCACCAGGTGCTGACAGACTTAAAATTTCCGTAAGTCTGTTCAAAAAACCGCTTGATGACTTCAATGATGATAATTTTATTCTCTTAGCAACCGTTATTAATGGCGTTCTTCAGTCTCCTACTAGGAGAGGAAGTTCTAGAGGCAATGGTTCAGTCTTCTATGAGGATTTAACTGATGTTTTGGCTAGAAGAACCTATGACGAGAGTGGTCACTATATTGTAAAACCATTTAATATTTCTCTAGTTAACTCTTTAAATAATAATCTTGGTAACCAAGGTTTATATGAAGAAGGTCAGTTTACTGCAGGTGGTTCTACTCCTAATCCAGATTTAGCAGTTCTTAGAATATCTCCTGGTAAGGCATACGTTAAAGGATATGAAGTAGAAACAATCAGTCCAACTTTTATTGATGTACCAAAACCAAGAACAACTAAAACTATTGAAAATCAGTTCTTTCCTTATAATACTGGACCAACATTAAAATTAAACTCAGTTTATAGATCTCCAACAGTCGGTGTTGGAAACACTTTTATCTTAAGTTTGAGAGATCAAAGGGTTGGAGTAAATTCTGAAACAGCAGCAGGTAAGGAAATTGGACTTGCTAGAGTATTTGATTTCAGACTCGAATCTGGATCATACAATACATCGTTCCCCCAAGAAAATGAGTGGGGCATGTCAATGTATGATGTGCAACCATATACGGAGTTGACGCTCAATCAGCAAACTTCAGTATCAGTTCCTGCGTATATTAAGGGAAATAGTAGTGGTGCAACTGGATTTTTAAGAAGTCCAGTACAAGCTGGGACGGCATTAACAGTATATGACAAAAAAGGAAATTTCCTGAATAATGAAGTCCTTGTAATAACTAGTGGCATTTCTACGCAATCGGAATCAATCAATAGAACTGTTACTGATATTCATCAATATGGAATATCTGATGTAAAATCAATTTATTCAAATTCTGGAACTGCTGCTGGAACAAATGGGAATGATGCAGCGACTGGTATTAATACATTTAGTGCAAACATAGTACAGACATCTTCCAAAATCATCGGAGTTTCTTCAATTACTGCTGTCGATGCAACTAATGGCATTAGTACTATTACTAGTGCCAATAAGGATTTCCTGGGTGATTTAAAAATTAATAATTTACTGCAATATTCAGATACATCAGTTTCCAATGATCCTGTCATGGCTAGGGTTACTGGTATTACAACTGCCTCTGGAAAGATTACTGTAGTTGGTGTAACTACTATAAGTGGTAGTGTTAATGGGGCACTTCCTACCTCTAGTTTTACAACATCTGATCTTGAAATTGTTACAACTAAGTTAGATCAATCTTCTGACAATACTTTCTATACAGAATTGCCAAATGAAAATATTTCTACTGTTGATTTAACCGATGCTAGGTTAAATATTAGAAAAACATTTACTGTAACTATTGAAAATAATCAGTTAACTTCTACAAGTCTTATTACCGCAACATTACCTGAAGGAGAAACTTATCTTTCGTATAATGATGAAAGATATTCCTTAATTAGATCGGATGGGACTACAGAACCTCTTTCTGCTGATAAGTTTACTTTCTCAGCAGACCTTAGAGAACTTCAGATTAGAGGATTGGGGTCAAATAATGAAGATGCTCAACTAGTTGTTACAGTAGAGAAAGCTAGTGTTAAAGCGAAGAAAAAAATTAAGAATAGAGTTAGATCTATTGTTGTTGATAAATCAACAAATCCATCATCTGGAATTGGATCAACATCTGTAAACGATGGATTAACTTATGGCAATTATCCATTTGGAACTAGAGTTCAAGATGAAGTCATTTCATTGAATGTTCCTGATATTATTGAGATTCATGCAATATATGAAACGTCCGATGTAAATTTAACGGACGCCAGTTTTGGATCTCCAGAAATGACGCTTACTCAGATGAATGGACCTAGTGCTACAACTGGTGACATGATTATTGGTGAATTAATAGTTGGTCAAACAAGTGGTGCGGTTGCAGTATTTGGAGAAATCAAAGATACTTCTACCTTGAGATATCTTCCTAAAAACAATTTTAAGTTTGTTGAGGGGGAAACTGTAATATTCCAAGAGTCTTCTATTACAGGAGGAGTTAGTTCTTTAAATACTACTTCATTTGATATCTCATCAAACTACTCTTTCTCTTGTGGTCAGAAAAATACAATATATGATTATGGTTTCTTACAGAGAACCGCTGATTCTAGTGCTCCAAATAATAAAATAAAAATATATTACAAAAGTGCTTCGTTTGATTCTTCAGATACTGGAGATATTGTTACCGTAGAATCGTATAATGATTTTAATTATTCAACAGAAGTTAAAGCTATTAATGGTATATTAAATACTGATATCATTCGATTTGCGTCCTAGAGTTAGTGAATATGCAGTAGCAGAAGGTTCTAGATCCTCCTTTAGAGTTTCTTGGTAGATCATTTAATACTGCAGGAAATTCTGTTCCTAATATCTTAGCATCTAATGAAACTATTTTCTTAGACTATGCATACTATCAAGGAAGAATTGATAGGTTATATCTGCATAAAGATGGTAAATTCCAAATGAAGTTTGGAACTCCTTCGGATGATCCGAAGAGATCTAAACCAGAATCTCCAGATAATGCTATTGAAATTGCAGAAATTCAGTATCCACCATATCTTCATAACGTACAACAATCATCTATTAGATTCTTGAAGTACAAGAGATATCAAATGAAAGATATCAAGAAATTGGAAGATAGAATTAGAAATTTAGAGTATTATACTCAACTTTCTATGCTGGAGTCATCTACAGCAAATCAATTTATTCCTGACGACTAATGGATTGAATAGATTTAAATCTGGATTTTTTGTAGATAATTTTACATCTTTTGCTACTCAGGATTATAGATTGAGTAGAAAAAATAGTATTGACCAAACAAATCAAATTCTTAGACCAAAGCATAGTACTAATTCGTTTACATTGCAAACTGGACCGGTTGTTGATGAGGATACAACAGCAGATCAAAGAAATTCAAACATAGAAGGGACAAATGTTAGAAAACAGAATGATATACTGAGTCTAGATTACTCTGATATTGAATTTATTAAGCAATCCTTTGCAACTAGAACCGAAAGTGTAACTCCTTTCTTAATTAGTTTCTGGCAAGGAAGTTTAGTATTAACACCTGCTTCAGATAATTGGGTTACCCAGAATAGAATGGAAGCAAGAACGATTGATACCATTGGCAATTACTCTCAGGTTATGTCTGAGGCTCAAGAAAAGTATGGTGTTGATCCTGAAACTGGATTTGCTTCAGAAATATGGAATTCTTGGGAAACAAATTGGTCGGGAACAACCTCTACAGAATCTACTACTCAGACAAGTGAAACTACTTCTAGCGATACATTTGGTCGTGGTGGATGGATTAATGGTGGTAGTGGTGGACCTGCTGAATGGGTTGAACAGACTACTACGCAACCAGTCGAACAAGATGTTGTTAACACTAACGAATCTGGTACAAAGTCAAGAAGTGGAACTCAATATCAGGTCGTTGAAACTTTTGACGAACTTTCTATTGGAGATAAAGTCGTAAGCACGGAAATTATTTCTACCGTAAGGTCTAGAAATGTTGAATTCTATGCAGCAAACTTAAAACCAAGTACTAGAATCTACGCATTCTTTGATGGAAAAGATGTAAGCAAGTATTGTGTACCTAAAATTATTGAAATTACTATGAAATCTGGAACTTTCCAGGTTGGAGAAACTGTACAAGGTAGAGTTCTTGCTACAGGGCTTGGCGAGGAAGGGAAAGATACTGATCCTAAAATTAACTTTAGAGTCGCTCAATCTAATCATAGAAAAGGTGATTATGATTCTCCAACTGAGGTTTATCCAGATAATCCCTATAAAGATGGTGAAACAATTCCCGAGGTATATTCATCTACTTCAACTATCTTAAATGTAGATACTTACTCTCTTGCAAATCAACCACAAGGAGACTTCTTTGGTCATATTCAAACTGGAATGATTTTAACTGGAGAAACTAGTGGTGCAGAGGCAGAAGTATCTAATGTAAGACTCATAACGGACAAATCTTCTGCTTTGGTAGGAAGTTTCTTCATTCCAGACCCAGACAATGGTGATAATCCTAATTTCAAAACAGGAACTAATGTCTTTACATTAACAAATGATCCAGATAATGATCAAGATGCTGCAACTACTGTTGGTGAAGAAGCATATGTAACTGCTGGTACTCTTGAAACTGTTCAGGATCAAATTCTTTCAATTAGAAATGCTAAAATTGAGCAGAAAAAATTATTTGAAGATGAAATAGTTAATAGAACTCTTGACACTGAAATTGTTGCCACTAGAAATCTTGGAGAAGCAACGGTAAGTGAATCAATTGTTGGTTATTATGACCCTCTTGCACAATCTTTTGAAGTTTCGGCAGCAGAAGATCCTGAAGGAGTATTTGTAACAAAATGTGATGTTTTCTTCCGTACAAAAGATGATGATGATACTCCTGTTAGATTCCAAATAAGAACCATGAACAATGGTTTCCCAACTGCCAAGTATTTTGATCTTTCTGAAGTAGTTCTTACTCCAGAAAATGTCAATACTTCTACGGATGGTTCTGTAGCAACTACTTTTGAATTTGCTGCACCAGTTTACCTAGAAGGTGGTACTGAATATGCAATATGTTTAATTTCAAACTCAACTAAGTATAGTGTTTATATTTCTAGAGTTGGTGAAAATGATATCCTTACGGATTCATATATTTCTAACCAACCAACTCTCGGATCACTATTCAAATCCCAGAATGCATCTACTTGGGAAGCAAGTCAATGGGAAGATCTTAAATTTACCATGTATAGAGCGGACTTTGTAGAGTCTGGGTCTGTTGATCTTTACAGTCCAGAATTGACCCAAGGTAATAAGCAAGTTGCTACTCTTCAAGAAAATCCTTTGAATATTTCTTCAAACGAAATTCGTGTTGGACTTGGAACAACAGTTGCTGATGATCGTTATATTCTTGGCAACACTTTCTTCCAAGGAACTTCTATTAATAGAACTGCAGAGGGAGATTTAGTTGGAGTTGCTGCCAGTGCAGTAGGAACAATGTCAATAACTAATCCTGGTGTTGGATATACTCCAGCTGATGGACAACTTAGTTATGGAAATGTTAACTTAGTCTCAATTTCTGGTAAGGGATCTGGAGCAGTTGCAAATGTTACCATTGAGGATGGTGTCGCTATTGCAGCAACAATTACTGGTAATGGTGGAAATGGTTATCAGGTTGGTGACGTAGTTACTATTAGTGCTGCATCACCTTCACCATCATCTCCAGATCCAATTGGGTTAAGTGTCGGTACAAATGCAAGATTTACATTAACTGGTATTGGACTTACTTCACAATTAATTATTGGTAATGTTCAAGGAGAATTTATTACTGGGGCCGCTGGAACTATTCGTTTCTTTGACAATAGTAATACTGAAAGAGAATTGAATAGTAGCAATGGTGGAGATGTGACAATTCCTTCAAATGGAATAGAATCTATTACTGATGGTTTGCATATTAAAGTCAACCATGTAAATCATGGAATGAATTTTGATGATAACTTTGTAAGAATTTCGGGCATTCTGCCAGATATCAAACCCACAAAACTGACTGCAGAATATAGTAAATCATCTACAGATCCAATACCGGTAAGTAGTGGAACTGGAGATAGATTCTCAACATTTGAAAACGCTAGTGTCTCTACGACTAATACTGGATTAATTCTTATTGGTGAAGAAATTATAGAATATACTAATACTACTTCATCAACCATTAGTGGTAGTATTTCTAGAGGAGAAATTCCCAAAACATATCCAGTTGATACGCCGGTTTATAAGTATGAATTGGGAGGAGTAAGTCTTGCTAGAATTAATAAAACTCATGATTTAAGCGAAGTAACTATTACAAATCCAATAACTTTAGATTCTTATTACATAAAACTTGATATGTCCGAAAAATTTGGAACTATTGGGTCAGTTGATAATGCCGATAGATCCGTTGGAACACCATTACCTAAACTGTTTATCAGTGCATCCAGGTCTACGGGTGGAAGTAATGTGAAGGCTACTAAAAACATTCCATTCGAAATTATTAAACCATCAATACATAATACTACTGTGGAGGGAACTTCTTTATCTGGTCAGATAAGAACTGTTACCACACAAAGTATAAGTGGAAATGAAATTCCTTATGTAAATGCGGGATTTGAAGATGTTGTTTTAAACACTAATAATTATCTTGATACTCCTAGAGCAATTTTCTCTAAGGTAAATGAAGATCGCAAATTGGATTCTATTGAAGGTAATAAATCTATGCAAATGAGACTTTTCCTTGGAACCACTAATTCTAAACTAAGTCCTCAAATTGAACTTCAAAGATGTAGTGTATATGCAACATCAAATAGAGTTAATTCTGAAGTTACCAATTATGCTACTGATCCTAGAGTAAATACTTTCTTTAATGATCCCAGTGCATGTCAGTACATTTCCAAAGAAATAACTCTAGAGAATCCAGCAACATCATTAAAGATTTTTGCTGATACTCACATTCCAGCAGATTGTGACGTTAGAGCATTCTATGCTATTAGTGCTAATCCAGGACTTGAACCAATATTTACTCCATTCCCAGGATATTTAAACCTTGATGTTAATGGATTGGTACTTAATGAAGAAAATAATGACGGAAGATCTGATTCTTTCGTAACACCCTCAACTAAGAGAGGATTTAGTCTTGAAGATACTGATTTTGTAGAACGTACATTTACAGTTGACAATCTACAAACGTTTAGATCTTATAGAATCAAAATTGTAATGACTTCGACAAATCAAACATTAGTACCTCAAATGAAAAATCTTAGAGTAATTGCTTTAGCATAATATGGAAATTTATACAGGTAAAAGGTCATCAGGATCTCGCAAGAGATCCCAAAACTAATACGGTGATTAATGTAAATAAAGTATCATATGATCAATATGTTGCTAGTCGTGAGGCTAAGAATATGAAGAATCAAAAGATGCAGACAATTGAAGATGAAGTTGCTACTATTAAAGATGATATCAACGATATCTAAGTCGTTACTTAAGGAGTTATTAAATGGATCCAGATAGTATAGAACTAAGTAATCTATCAAAGCAATTTGCTTACACTAAATTGGCATCACAGATAGATAGTTGTGATGATCGTGACGAACTAAAGAATATTGCAAAATCTTTTTGCAAACTATATTATAAACAGCAAGAAACCATGAAACTCATAGGAATAACTAATGGCGTCTAGTACAATTAATTTTGATCCAGATTCTGGAGTTCCTTATGGCGCAAATTTGACCATTTATAGTGGGACAGATTTTACTCAAACATTTAATGTTAAGAGTACTTCAAATAGTGCTTTCAATTTTACAAGTTACTCTGGAGCAGGAAAGTTATCCAAATCTATTGGTATTGGAGCATCAACTGGTAGTGATAATTACACTACCTTTACAGTTGGTATAACAAGTGCTTTAGATGGCGTGTTACAGGTTTCTCTAACAGATACTCAAACTAAGGCATTAGATCAAGGTAGATATATGTATGATGTTTTGGTTACTGTGGGATCAACAACGTATCCTTTAGTAAATGGTAATGTTTATGTATATAATACTGTCACGCAAAGAACCTAAATACACATAGGAAACTAGAGAATAAATGGCTCAACCAGCAAGTAGAACAGATCTAGTTAATTACTGTAAGAGGCAACTAGGTGCTCCTGTATTGGAGATTAACGTTGCCGATGAGCAGATTGATGACTTGGTTGATGATGCCCTCCAGTTGTTCCAGGAACGCGACTATGATGGGACAACTAACACGTTCCTGAAGTATAAGATAACCCAGGCAGATATTGATAGGGGAAGAGGTAGAGGTGGAAGCAATCCAATCGGTATTGTAACTACAAGTGCAAGTTCTACAATCGATGGTCAGTCGGTATCTTTTTCTTTTGAAGAGAATAGCAACTACTTACAAGTTCCTCCAGAAGTTTTAGGTGTAACAAAGATATATCACTTTAATGGTTCTAATACAACCACCAACAACATGTTCAGTATTAAATATCAGTTGTTCTTGAATGATATTTACTACTTTGGTTCAACAGAAATTTTAACCTATGCAATGACAAAAAGATATCTTGAGGATATCGACTTTGCATTAACAACACAAAAGCAAATTAGATTTAATATTAGATCAGATAGACTTTACTTAGATATTGATTGGGCAAGCGTCAGTGTGGATGATTATCTAGTTATTGATTGCTATAGATTACTTAATCCCAATGATTTTCCAAGAGTTTATAATGATAGTTTTCTAAAGCGTTATCTGACAGCATTGATTAAGAGACAGTGGGGACAAAATCTAATTAAGTTCCAGGGAGTTAAACTTCCAGGTGGTATTGAACTGAATGGCAGACAAATATATGATGATGCAGAAAGAGAACTAGATAAGATTAGAGAGGTGATGTCAAACACTTATGAACTTCCACCTCTTGATATGATAGGCTGATGTTAAATCCGTTTTTTACTCAAGGCACTTCTTCTGAACAAAATCTTGTTCAGGATCTGATCAACGAACAGTTGAGGATGTATGGTGTTGACATATATTACATCCCAAGAAAATACATGACAGAAAAAACTGTCATTAGAGAAGTTGTTCAATCTAAATTTGATGAAGCTCTACCTATAGAAGCATATGTAGATAATTACGATGCATATTCTGGAGCAGGAGATGTATTATCTAAGTTTGGTATTGAGTCAAAAGATGAAGTACGATTAATTATATCGAGAGAAAGATATGAAAACTATATTACTCCATTAATTCAAGGAAAATCAAATATAAAACTTTCAACTCGACCTAAGGGTGGAGACTTAATTTGGTTTCCTTTAGATGACCGTCTTTATGAAATTAAAGATATTGAGTATGCAAAACCATACTATCAATTGCAAAGTCTTTATGTATATGAATTATATTGCGAACTCTTTAGATATCAAGATGAGGTCATTGCAACAGGAGTCGAAGATATTGATAATGAATTACTAGGTGACGAGTCTGATGGTCTTACCGATGATGGCATTAGTACTATTCAGGGTGTCACTCAAACACTTACCATGGTTGGAGATGCAGTGAGTGCATCTGCAGTTTCTGGAATTGTACTTGGTGGTGTAAGAAAGTTCACTGTCACTAATAGAGGCGGTGGATATGGAATGATTCCTACTGTTAGCGTATCTTCCGCACCATCAGGAGGAATAACAGCAGTTGGTATTGCATCAATGATTGGTGGAATAAATGTTTGTAATCTTAATGCAAATCCAAGACTTCAATCAGTTCAGAGAGTTGATCTTGTAAACGCTGGAGCAGGGTATACAAATGCACCATCAGTAACCTTCAGAACAACTGATGGAACTGGCACTGGTGCTGCTGCAACTGCGACTCTTACTGAAATAGGTGGTGTTGGCATAGTAACACTATCAAATGCTGGTGGAGGATTTGTTACACCGCCAACGGTAACATTCTCAAATCCAAAGCATGTTGGAGCAGCAGCGACTGCAACTTTAGATTTCCCAGTAGTTGGTGGAGGTGTAAGTGTAACTTCTGCAACTATTAGTGTTGGTGCAACTGCATACTTGTTCCCTGGTGGAACAACTGGTGGCGTATTCTATAAGGAAGCACCAGCAGTTACCTTCTCCTTACCAACAGGAACTGGAAACGAGGCACAAGCAACAGCAACTCTCGATAATATCAACCTAACTGGGGGAACAATAGAAACACTTGGATTAACCACTGAAGGTAAATTCTATACCAGTGTCCCAACAGTAACAATCCCACATCCAGGAACAAGTTTTGCAGCTGCAACAATAGGTATTGCTGGTTCATCTGTAAATCCAAGTTCTGTCGCATTTAGTACTACTGGTAGAGCATATACTACTGCACCTACTGTTGCAATCTCTACATCTGGAGTAATGGATGCACCAACTCAAGTTGCTGTTGGTATTGCGACAATTCATCCAATAACTGGTATTATTACGGCAGTATCCTTCAATACCTCCGATTCTTGGGCAACAGGAACAGGGGCGACAATTGGTGCTGGATATACAGTGGCACCTAGTATTTCTTTCTCTGGAAGTCCATCACCAGTACAAGCAACTGCTAGCGTTACTGTGTCCATTGCAGGCACTGTAAGCACCATTAGTATTGGTAATAGTGGATTTGGTTATATCTCTGTTCCAACTGTTTCTATTGCATCTCCTGGAGGAGCAAATGAAGCGTTTAGAGCACTTGGTATTGCAACAATTAGATTTAATTCCGTTCAAACTCAAGGAACGATTGGTATAGGATCTACAACTATTACAGGTATTACTACAACAAATATTCTTGTTGGAGATAGAGTAAGACTTGGTGTTGGATATAGCGATCTGTACAACTTTATACCAACAGATACATTTGTCACATCTATTGGATCAAGCACTGTTTCTATAAATCAAGATCCAACGAATGTAGGAATTGCAACATCAGTATTTGAGTTTGGTATTGATAAGTGTGGTATTGTTACTGGTATTGCAGTCACCTTTGGTGGTGGCGGATACTTAACACCTCCTGTAGTTTCTATATCTAACACTGTGGGAGATAAGAACTATGTCGATCAAGTTGTTGGTGTCGCAAGTGCTACAGCACTATCTGTTATTAGTGCAGCAGGTACAATTACAAGTATCAACATTACCGATAGTGGAAACAAATACATACTTCCACCAGATATCACTATTTCGGAACCATCTTCGACTTCCAGTGGAGACTTTGAATTTAATGAAATCATTACTGGATCTACAACTGGAGTAACTGCAAGAGTAAGATCATGGAACTCCACAACTAATGTACTTGAAATTTCTTCCGTCTCTGGTTCATTCTCGCTAGGAGAGACTCTTACTGGATCAACTTCAGGTGCAACCAGAGTTCTGAGATTGATCGATAAGACTGTTAATAATGACCCATATGCAGATAACTTTGATATAGAAACTGAAGCAGATGCTATTCTTGACTTCACTGAGCAGAACCCATTTGGGATGCCCTAAATAATTTTATTGCTGATCAGTAAACTAAGGTTTAAATCATGTTTGAATACTTTTACAACGAGATTCTGAGGAGAACCATTATTGGTTTTGGAACTCTATTTAATTCAATGGAGATTCAGCAGGAAGGTTCTGTTGTAAGAGTTCCTTTGGCATATGGACCTACCCAAAAATTCTTAGCAAGAATTGAGCAATCTCCAGATCTCAACAAACCAATGGCAATTACATTGCCAAGGATGTCTTTTGAATTTACTGGATTAACTTATGACCCAAGTAGGAAAGTAACTACAACTCAGACATTTATAGCAAAAGACAAAGATGATGGAACTGAGACTCGTAAGTCATATATGCCAGTTCCATATAATATGCAATTCGAATTAAGCATCTTTACTAAGTTAAATGATGATGCTCTTCAACTTGTAGAACAAATTTTACCATATTTTCAACCAGCATATAATCTTTCTATTGAACTAGTTGATCAAATAAGAGAAAAAAGAGATATACCCATTGTACTAGAAAGTGTTACAATGCAAGATGATTATGAAGGTGATTTTACTACAAGAAGAGCTTTATATTATACTTTAAGATTTACTGCAAAGACATATCTATTTGGACCTACTTCTACAGCTTCTAAAGATATTATCAAGAGAGCAACTGTCAGTTACCTTTCAGGTTCGGATACAACAAATTCAAGAAGGGAACTTACTTATTCTGCAACTGCAAGAGCACTTAAGTCCTATACTGATAATGTTGTTACTACATTAGCACAAGATATTACGGCAACGACAAAAACATTTGAAGTTGCCGATGCTGCTGGAATCAAAACCGACAAATATATCTTTATTGGAGATGAAGAATTATTTGTAAGATCTAAAACTGGTAATAAAATTACCGTTGATAGGGGAAGAGATAATACAAAAGCAGAAAAACATGTATCTGGAGCAGATGTTAAGGGTATTGATTATACGACAACAACCCTACCAAGTATTGGAACTATTGGTGCAGATAGTGCTCTAATTGAAGAAGGTGATGATTTTGGATTTGATGGTGGATTTGTATGAAGTCCGCTAGTAAATTTGAAGATTTAAACGATACGTTTAATGTAGTTGATGATGTTGTTGAAACGGAAGTTGTTAAGCAATCACCAAAAGAAGTAGTAAAACCAACTATTGATGATGTCAAAAAAGACTATGACTATACAAGAGGAAACTTGTATTCTATTATTGAAAAGGGGCAAGAGGCACTCAATGGTGTTTTAGAACTTGCACAGGAAAGTGAGATGCCAAGAGCATATGAAGTTGCAGGACAATTAATTAAGAACGTTGCGGATGCAACTGATAAATTATTAGATCTTCAGAAAAAACTGAAAGATGTTGAGGAAGAAAAACAAAAAGGACCATCTACAGTCAATAATGCACTTTTTGTTGGTTCAACTGCGGACTTAGCAAAAATGCTCAAGAGCGGATTAAAAGAGGACAATAAATAATAAAATACAGGAGATATATTAAAAGTGGCATTAAAGAAGCCTTCAGATTTTTTTGGAAATAATAAAAAGACTCCTCTTGATGAAGTAAAAGAGGAGTATAGTGCTGCGTCTCCAGAAAAAATTGAACAGGTTTCAGAAGCATTTAATACTTTTAAATCTAATCTAAACCATATTCAATCATTATCTGATTTTACTTCTACCTTTGATAGTTTTAAAGAAAACTTAGAGAAAGTAGAAAACGTATCCAGTGAAATTATCACCATTAAAGGTGAAATAAGGAATTTAATCAAACAAGAAGATTTGGATAGTGCCATGATGGCACAACTTCTTTTTGTAGAAGAATCAATATCAAAGATTGAATCTAAGATCTCCTCTATCAACGGCGAAACAGTTGATCAGATCAAAAAAGATTTCAAAGGTCTGTCAACTTCTGTTGAAGGATTTCTTAGTATTGATGTACCAAAGTACAAGAAACTAATCTCAGAGTCTGAGGTTAGAACTGATGATAGATTTGGACAGTTTAAAGAAAAGGTAGAAGAAAATTTAGATACTATTAGAGCAGATGTAAACCAAGAAGTTACAACTGCGTTATCGGAGGTTGAGTCTCTTAATCAAAATACAATCAACACTGTCAGGGAGGAGTTTAAAGAAACCGCCAAAGACCTCAACAAAAATGTAAACAATTTAGTAGAAACTGAGTTTCCAAAATATAAAAAGTTTTTTACTGAAACAGAGTTAAAAACTGAAAAAACAATCAAGAACGCAATAGATTCTTACAAAAGAACTATTGAAAGTCTTAATGCAAAAGTAAAGGTATTTACAGAAACTGAGATACCCAAGTATAACAATCTTTTAATTGAAACTAAACTCAAATCTGAAGAAGAAGTAAAGCAACTGGAAGAGGAAGTTCTTTCAAAAGTAAATTCTCTTTCGGAAAAAGTTGATTTTATTTCCGGCGATGTAACTGAGAAGACTGCTGAAAAGATAGAAGAACTTCAGACAGTAATTGATGAATATAAGGAAGAAATTGATTCTATTTCTAAAACATATCAAAATCTCTATAAAGATTTTAAAAAGAGAGAGATTAGTGAAAATGAAAAACTAGAGAGTTATTCAAAAGACATTGAAAAGTATTACAAGAGATTTAATTTCTTAGAAGAGACTGTTCATGAAGATCTGAGAGAAATTCAAAGTGATTTAGTTACATCAAACGAAAATTATCACGCAAGTCTTAGAACTGAAGTACGTAAGTTTAGAGACAAAATTTCTGACCAGATGAAAGGTCTTGAGGTAGATCTTGTTGTCAATGAAAAGCATGTTAATAAACAGAATGAAACTATTGAGAATATTCGAGAAGAAATAAAGGACGTTTTTGATAAACTTCAGTTAGATGAATTAGAGAAAAAAAATAAAGAATTAGTTGATAAAATAAACCTTATTGAAGAAAAGATAACAGACTTCAATGAGAAAAAACTTTTAAAAGAGGACAATCCAACCCTACCAGGAGATCCGTCTACAAATAATTCGGGAGATCCATTAACTCCCCTAAATCAAAAGTTCGCGACACTTGATGATCTTCAAAATCATTACAGAACATTCATTAATAGAATTCAACAACAAATTGCTACCATTGGTGGCGGTGGTGCTGGGTTTATTAAAGATCTTAGACGATGTAACATTTGATCAGACTACAGGTCAAGGTAAACTCCTCATTTACAATGGTTCTAAATGGGTAGGTATTGCCAGTACAGCAGTCGGTGGTGGCGCTGCATCCGAATTAGCAGAAGATGCGACAGGAACTAATTTAACATTAAGTGGCAACTTAAATGTCACTGGTGATATTGTATATGATGAAGCAAATGCTAGAAATTGGAATGTAAGTGGAGTAGCAACTGCAACCAAATTACATGTTGGTGTTGATACTGGTTTTTATAATGAAGATCTAGTTGTAAATGGTGATGCCAGAGTAACTGGAATTCTTACTGTTGGAGAAGGATCAATTACTCTTGATCCAAATGCCAAAAAGATTTCTGGTGTAGATGAGATAATCATTGGAACTGCAACAACCGTAAGAATTCATCAGGATACTTCAGGAGAGGTTGTATTTAGTGATAGAGATGGTAAACAATCATCTGTTGGAATTGGTACAACAGTTTCTATCAATACAACTGGTATTGTTACTGCTGCTACTTTAAAAGCAACAACTGCTTTCTATCCACCAATTTATACAACAACACAAAGAGATGCTGGTTCATTTGATGAGGGTGCGATAATTTTTAATACCACATCTAAGAAAATGGAGTTCTATGATGGAACTAATTGGCAGTCACTGCCTGGAATGACACTTGGTCTTACTGTGGCACTTGATGGTTGATAAATAATAACGAGTAATTACTCTTTTGAATGGCTAAGAACGGTAAATGTAAAGCAGGACATTATTACTGCTATACTGACAAAAAATGTAAACCTATTCCTAAAGGGTTTAAGATGGTCGGTCGTGCCGGATATCTTCGTAAGGAGAATGGTCATTCTGTGGACGATGATGAGAATAAGAATGGAAATGGAAATGGTTCCAATGGTAATGGTTCCAATGGAAATGGAAATGGTGGGGGAGTAAGTGAATCGAAAAGTGGTGATTCTTCTCTGCGTGACTGGTTTGGCAAGAGTAAGTCTAGTGATGGCAAGCCTGGTTGGGTTCAACTGGGTGGGAAATACGCTGGAAAACCTTGCGCCAAGCAACCAGGACAAACCACAAAACCAAAGTGTGGTTCTAGTAAAATGAAACGCAATCTCTCTAAAGATGAGGAGCAAGCAGCGTTTCGTAGAAAGAATGCAAAAGATCCAAATCCAAATAGATCAGGGAAGGCAATTAACGTGAAGACAGAAGAAACCATTCTCGAAAAGGATATGCTTGATAAGCAAGGTAATGATAAGTTTGATCGTTATAAGCGCATGATTCGCCATAAGCAGGATAAGCATGGTCGTGCTTCTGTAATGGATAAGATTAAAACTGGTAAAGATTATGGAAGAAACCGTAATCGAAAAAGCAGGTGAGAAAGATGCTTGCTATCATAAGGTTAAGTCTCGTTACTCTGTATGGCCATCTGCATATGCATCAGGTGCTTTAGTTAAGTGTCGTAAAAAAGGTGCTGCTAATTGGGGCAATAAAACTAAAAAAGAAGAATTCTCTAATTGGAGAGATGATTTTAAAGCCACTGAATATGAATTTACAGATTTAATTACACCAGAACCTTTACAACCAACTGAGGGAATTGGAAGTAAGATGCTTGATGAAAAGTGTTGGAAAGGATATACCAAAAAAGGTATGAAGACTATGTTTGGAAAGAGATATCCAAACTGCGTCAAAAAAGAAGAAGAAGAACTCAATCTAGTATCAAAAACTCCTTTAGATGAAAAGGAAGGATGTATGCATAACCATAAAGGGGAAGAGTGTCCCGTTCATGGTGCTAAAGAATGTCCAGCACTTGAGAAAGTGGATGAGGCAGTACAAGTTCCCAGAAAAACTGGAAACATGATAATGGTTTACCTCTCGTTTAGAGGTAAAATGTATAGTATTAAAATGTTCTTCCCTTCGGTAAGAATTCCAAGTAGATCTGATATCCAGGGTCAAATTGAAAAAGTTTATCCTGGTGGCAAAGTAAGATCTTACCAGGTTTCAGACTATGAACCAGGAGAACCAGTATTTCATTCAGAGGGTGCTGCATGGACTAAGAAGTCTGGTAAGAATAGTGAAGGTGGTCTCAATGAAAAGGGACGCAAGTCTTATGAAGCAGAGAATCCTGGTTCTGACCTGAAAGCGCCATCTAAAAAGAAAGGTAACAAAAGAAGAGCATCATTCTGTGCAAGAATGAAAGGTATGAAGAAAAAACTGACTTCTGCTAAAACTGCAAGAGATCCTGACAGCAGAATTAATAAATCACTTAGAGCTTGGAACTGTTGATAAATTATGCCTGATAATGTATACCTTGGTAATCCTAATCTAAAAAAAGCAAACACCGCAATTGAGTTTACTCAAGAACAAATTCTTGAGTTTATGCGGTGTAAAGAAGACCCCGTATATTTTGCTAACAAATATATAAAAATTGTCTCTTTGGATGAGGGTCTTACTCAGTTTCATCCGTATCACTTCCAAGAAAAATTAATCAATAATTTCCATGAAAATAGATTTAACATCTGTAAAATGCCCCGTCAAACTGGCAAAAGTACTACAGTTGTGTCTTATCTTCTTCATTATGCGGTATTCAATGACTCTGTTAACATTGGCATCCTTGCTAACAAAGCAGCGACTGCTAGAGAACTTTTAGGAAGGTTACAGACTGCATATGAGAACTTGCCCAAATGGATGCAGCAGGGTATTATTGCATGGAACAAAGGATCTCTGGAGTTAGAGAATGGCAGTAAGATATTGGCAGCTTCTACGTCTGCAAGTGCTGTCCGAGGCATGTCTTTCAATATCCTCTTCCTCGACGAATTTGCATTCGTTCCAAACCATGTTGCAGACTCGTTCTTTGCATCTGTTTATCCTACTATTACTTCTGGTAAAAACACCAAAGTAATTATTGTATCTACCCCACACGGTATGAATCATTTCTACCGCATGTGGCATGATGCGGAGAAAGGTAAAAATGAATATATTCCAACAGATGTTCACTGGTCTGAAGTTCCTGGTAGAGATGAAAAGTGGAGAGAGACTACAATTGCAAACACTTCAGAAGCACAATTTAAAGTTGAGTTTGAGTGTGAATTTTTAGGATCGGTCAATACACTGATTGCTCCAAGTAAATTAAGAACTTTAATTTATGATAACCCAATACAAAGAAATGCTGGATTAGATGTATATGAAAATCCAGTAGAGAATCATGACTATGTAATGACAGTTGACGTTGCTAGAGGAGTTGGAGAAGACTACTCGGCATTCATAGTTGTAGATATTACAGAGTTTCCTCATAAAATAGTATCAAAATATAGAAACAATGATATCAAACCGATGTTGTTTCCAAATATAATTTACGAAATAGCAAGGAATTATAATAGTGCATATATTCTTTGTGAAGTAAATGATATTGGAGATCAAGTTGCAAGCATTCTTCAATATGATTTAGAATATCAAAACCTTCTTATGTGCTCTATGAGAGGTAGAGCAGGTCAAATTGTAGGTCAAGGATTTTCTGGTAAGAAAACTCAATTGGGAGTTAAGATGTCCAAAACTGTAAAAAAAGTTGGATCACTTAATCTTAAAACTCTTATAGAAGAAGATAAAGTTATCTTCAATGATTATGAAATTATCTCTGAGTTGACAACATTTATCTCAAAGCATAATTCATTTGAGGCTGAAGAAGGATGTAATGACGACCTGGCAATGTGTCTTGTCATATATGCATGGTTAGTCCAGATGGACTATTTCAAAGAATTGACAGACCAGGATGTTAGGAAAAGATTATATGAGGAACAAAAAAATCAAATTGAACAGGATATGGCACCATTTGGATTTTTGAATGATGGATTAGATGAAGATAGTTTTGTTGATGCCCAAGGCGATCGTTGGTCTAATGCTTCGATTGGCGAATATGGAGATATGTCTCATATGTGGAATTATAGGTAATGGATTTAGATGGTCAAATAAAACTTGGTCACCTTTTACTGCAAGATAGAAAATGTAGAACTTGTGGTATTGATAAAAATCTAATTGATGGATTTTATAGAACAAGAAAAGATAGAGGTGCAGTTGCATCTTCATATTCATATGAATGTAAAGATTGTACGATAGAAAGAATACTTAAAAATAAAAAATGTAAAAATGATTGGACATACCCAGATTGGTAATTCACGTCGCGTTTCCCCTGTGAAAAGTCAGTTATTAATAAATATTTGAAGATAAACTGAGACCACGGAGAATCAAAACATGGCGACTCCTCAATTATCTCCTGGAGTTCTGGTAAGGGAGGTTGACCTAACAGTAGGAAGAGCTGATAATGTACTAGATAACATTGGTGCCATTTGCGGCCCATTTGAAATTGGACCTGTTGATGAAGTCACAAACATTTCAAACGAACAAGATCTCATCAATATATTTGGTGAACCTAAGACTGCCGACGCACAATATGAATACTGGATGAGCGCATCGTCCTATCTTTCATATGGCGGAGTTCTTAAGGTTGTCAGAGCAGATGATGACGATTTAAAAAATGCTAATGCTGGTGTAGGTATTGCAAGTACTACCACACTAAAAATTAAAAATTACGACGATTACAGTAATAATTACGATACTGCAACTGACTTCTATTATGCGGCTAAGAATCCAGGTTCTTGGTCAGAAAGTCTAAAAGTTTGCTATATCGATGATTTTGCTGACCAAACTTTAGGAATTACCACCACCAATCTTGCAGGACTTGGTGCAACAGTTGGTATGGGTATTACCGCAGCAGTTACTGGAGTTCTTCCTGGCGCAGGAACAACCGCAGTATTTACTGGATATGTAAAAGGTATTATCACTGGAGCAACTAATGATGCTGGTGGTGCTAGTAAACTGGATGTCAAGATTGTTTCTAGAGTTTCCTCTACTGGAACAGAAACTAGAATTGATTATGCAGAGGGAGATGCATTCTCATCTTTCGATACTGCAGATTCTGTTTTCTTCACCTCTGATGTAGGTAACGTAACTACTGCACAAACACCCACAACTGTTGTTGACTGGTATGATCAGCAGACTTTAGGACTTACTAACTCTACGGTATATTGGAGCACACTTGCACCAAAACCTGGAACCAGCATCTATGTAGATGATAGACAAGGGCACAACGATCAACTTCATATTGCTGTTATTGATGACACTGGAGATGTAACTGGAATCAAAGGTAACATCCTTGAGAAGCACGTTGATTTATCTAAGGCAAGCGATACAGTTTCTAATGTAAACGCACCTCAGAGAACATACTTTAAAGATTATCTTCGCGATCTTTCTGCTAACATTTATGCTGGTAAAGATCCTTTAGCAGCAGCAGATGCTTTCCATGGTACAACACCTGTTGCAACTGGATTTACAGCATATACTGGAGTCAAGGCAGCATCCTTTACTAAGGACAATTCATCAACAAACCAGTCAGGTACGATTGCACAGGATAAACAGTTCCTTGCTATCGGCAACGTAACTTACAACCTCCTAGGTGGTAATGATTATGAGAGCACTGGTGGAGATGGATACAAAGCAGACCTTGGAAAACTGATTTCTGGTTACGGACTCTTCTCCAATAAGGATGAAGTAGAAGCAGACTTCTTAATTATGGGACCAGGTTGTGCAGATGAATCACAGTCTCAAGCAAAGGCAAATTACATCATCTCTCTTGCAAATGCAAGAAAAGATTGTATGGCAACTATCGGCGCTCACAGAACTAATTTGGTTGCTGCAGCTGGAAGTACTCTATTAACTTCAGAGCAACAAACAACCAATGTACTTTCATACTTTAGTCCACTAACATCATCGTCTTATGCGACGTTTGATTGTGGATACAAGTACACCTTTGACAGATTTAATAATAGATTTGTCTATATTCCAACCAACGCTGATGTTGCTGGAATGATGGCAAGAACAGGACTTCTCGCTTTCCCTTGGTTCTCACCAGCAGGTCAGCAAAGAGGTGTACTGAACAATGCTGTTAAACTTGCTTTCAATCCAAGCAAGTCACAAAGAGACCGTCTCTATCCTAAGAGAATCAACTCTTTCATCACTTCACCTGGTGCAGGAACATTCCTCTTCGGAGATAAGACTGCCCTTGGTTATCAATCAGCATTTGATAGAATTAACGTTCGCCGCTTGTTCCTTACTGTTGAACAGGCACTAGAGAGAGCAGCACAAGCTCAACTCTTTGAACTGAACGACGATTTGACTAGAGCAAACTTTAGAAACATCGTTGATCCATACCTCCGTGATGTTCAAGCGAAAGAGGACTCATTGACTACCTCGTCATTTGTGACGAGAGTAATAATACTCCTGATGTGATCGATAACAATGAGTTTAGAGCAGACATCTTCCTGAAGCCTGCCAAGTCTATTAACTTTATCACCCTTACTTTCGTAGCAACGCGAACAGGCGTTTCTTTCTCGGAAGTAGCAGGTAGAGTTTGATCATTAATCATAAAATAACGGAGGATTACTAAAAATGTCAACTTTACGCACACTTTCAAAATTTCAGAGCAAATTACAGGGCGGTGGTGCAAGACCCAATCTATTTGAGGTCTCAATTCCAGATCTACCTGATGCTGCTAAAAATTCAAGCCCCAGAAGCAACCTGGGGTTCTGAAGAGCAAGAAGACTTTTACTATTATGTGTAAGGGAGCTCAACTCCCTGCATCAACTATTGCTTCTATCGATGTTCCCTTCAGAGGTCGTATTCTGAAGGTTGCTGGAGATAGAACTATTGAAAACTGGAACATAACAATTATTAATGATGAAGATTTTGCAATTAGAAATGCCATGGAAGCATGGATGAATGCAATTGCCAAACTCAGTAATAATACTGGTGCGGTAAATCCATCTTCATACATGACCGATGCTTATGTCTATCAACTTGGAAGAGGTTACTCATCCGGTAGATTTAGTAAAGCAAATTCTGGTACTGATGATGGAGAATCGATAACTCCTTTGAAATCATTCAAATTCTTGGATATTTTTCCAGTTTCTGTTTCTGCAATCGACCTTTCTTATGATTCAGGTGATACTATTGAAGAGTTTACTGTAGAATTTGCAGTTCAATCTTTTGAATCTCTTTCTGATGACGCAACTGGCGTTGCGCTGAACTAATAAATAGAAGAGATAAAGTTCCAATATAATAATGTCAAAATTGTTTGGGTTCTCAATAGAGGACAACGAACCACTCTCACCGTCAGCGGTCTCCCCCGTTCCTCCTAATAATGAGGACGGGGTTGATCACTACCTGAGCAGTGGTTTTTTTGGTTCCTATGTAGATATTGAAGGTGTTTATAAGAATGAAAATGAGTTAATTAGAAGATATCGTGAGATGGCACTCCATCCAGAGTGTGATAGTGCGATTGAAGATATTGTAAATGAAGCAGTTGTTTCAGACTCTAATGATAGTCCTGTAGAAATTGAACTATCTAATCTAAATGCCAGTGATGGTATTAAAAAACTATTAGAAGCGAATTTAAATATATTTTAGATTTATTGGATTTTGATAAAAAAGCACATGAGATATATCGTAACTGGTATGTTGATGGTAGATTGTATTACCATAAAATAATTGATTTAAAGAATCCTCAAGAAGGTATTCAAGAACTTCGTTACATTGACGCTACTAAAATGCGTTATGTAAGAAAACAAAAGAAAAACGAAAAGCAGCAACTGAATAGACTCAATCCTCTGAAAAATGATCCGATGGATTATGATTTTCCAGAGTTAGAAGAGTTTTACATCTATAATCCCTAAAGTTAATACAACTTCAGGAAACATGGGATCTCCTGGTGCAGGAATTAAGATGGCAAAAGATGCTGTCACTTACTGCACTTCGGGTCTTGTAGATAGAAATAAGGGACAGACTCTTTCATATCTTCATAAAGCAATTAAATCACTCAATCAACTACGTATGATTGAGGATAGTCTTGTAATCTATAGACTATCAAGAGCACCAGAACGTAGAATTTTCTACATTGATGTTGGTAATCTTCCTAAGCAAAAGGCAGAACAATATCTGCGTGACGTTATGATGCGTTATCGCAACAAACTTGTATATGATGCAAACACTGGAGAGATTCGTGATGACAAAAAATACATGTCGATGCTTGAGGACTTCTGGCTTCCCAGGCGTGAAGGTGGAAGAGGAACCGAAATCACCACTCTCCCTGGCGGACAAAACTTGGGTGAAATCACTGATATTGAATACTTTAAAAAGAAATTATACAGGTCCCTTAATGTTCCACCATCAAGAATGGATGGAGAAGGTGGGTTTAACTTGGGGAGATCTTCTGAGATCTTAAGAGATGAACTTAAGTTTACTAAGTTTGTTGGTCGTTTAAGAAAGAGATTCTCTAACATGTTTAATGACATGTTGAGGACCCAATTACTCCTGAAGAATGTAATTACTCCTGAAGATTGGGAGTCAATGAGTGAGCATATTCAGTATGATTTCCTCTATGATAATCACTTCTCAGAACTGAAAGAAGCAGAATTGATGAACGAGAGACTTGCTCTTGTTGCAACTGCAGAACCATATGTTGGCAAGTATTACTCACAAGATTATATTAGACGTAAGATCTTGCGTCAAACTGATATTGAAATTCTTGAGCAGGATAAACTGATTGAAGATGAAATTAAAAAAGGTATAATTCCTGATCCTGCAACTATTGATCCAGCTACTGGAAACCACTAGATCAGCTGGAGCAGCAAATATGGATCTTGGGTCAACCCCAGATGGAACCTGAAATTGACGCATCTGCTGCAGAACCCATTGAAATGCCCAAGGGTGGTGAGATATAAATACAAATAAATTTGTAACATGGAAAACATGGATGACCTTCTAGATAATATCATCACTGATGAATCGCCTTCGCAAATTAGCGATACGATTAAAGATATGCTCTATGCAAAAACAGCATCAAGAGTAGATTCATACAAGCAAACTGCTGCAAATGCACTTTTTAATGCAAGTGATGAAGTCTCTGATAATGAAGTAGAGACCAGTGATGGTGTTTAATTTATAAATAACAAATATAAGTAATATAAAAAAATGACAAGGGTTTTACCATTAGCAGCAAAAGCAGCATTGTCAGCAGGGGCAAGTAATAAAACCACTGTTGGTAATGCTACTGTTGTGAGAATTGTTGCCACTGCTGGTGTAGTAGTTGTTTTTAGACTTGATTCAGACGACAATGTTATTGGTTCGTTTACTCAACTCAATAATACGGTTGAATTAGTAGAAAAAAATCCAACTGACAAGATTTATGTTACTGGTGCTGCAGTTGAAGTTGCAAAAGTAGGTTACACCGCATAAAAAAATGAAACTAATCAGAGAAGAGATCGAATCAGTCAAATATCTTGTAGAGACTACTAAGTCTGGCAAGAAATCATTGTATATTGAGGGTGTTTTCCTCCAGGGCAACATTAAAAACCGTAATGGTCGTATGTACCCTATGGAAACTCTCCGTAAGGAAGTTTCTCGTTACAATGAATCAAACGTTCAGTCTGGCAGAGCACTCGGTGAACTCGGTCACCCCGATGGTCCTACCGTGAATCTCGACAGAGTTTCTCATAAGATCGTTTCTCTGAAAGAAAGTGGTTCAAACTTCATTGGTAAAGCAAAGATTTTGAGCACCCCAATGGGTAAAATTGCATCTGCTTTAGTTGAAGACGGCGTAAAACTCGGCGTTTCTTCTCGCGGTATTGGTTCATTAAAGCAAACCCGTGAGGGTGTTAACATCGTCGGTGACGATTTTATGTTAGCAACTGCTGCTGATATCGTTGCTGATCCTTCTGCTCCTGATGCATTTGTTGAAGGAATTATGGAAGGAAAAGAGTGGGTTTGGGATGGTGGACTTCTGCGTGAAAAGTATGCAGAGCAAACCAAAAAACAAATTAATACACTCGTAGACCAGAGAAGATTAGAAGAACATAAGTTGGAGTTATGGAATAACTTCCTTTCTAATCTTTAGTTTTATAAATAAATATAGTTTTTAATACCCGGCAATAACGGAGAGTTCAAATGTCTCGTGGAGATTTACAAGAAATGGAAGTAAAGACACAGCAATCCAAAACTGCTGTCAACGCTGGAGCTGCAGCTGCAGATCCTATGCCTAAGATGGCGGATCCTGGTACTCAACTCGCTAATGTTGAGGACCTCGGAGGTCCTACTCCAGAAAATTACAAGCCTGATGATGATTCGGCTAAACTGGCTACACCTGGTGGCACCCTTAAACAAGTTAAGGATGTCGTAACCAAGAAAGCTGGTAAGGCAGACCCTATGCCAGCAGGCATGAAGGAAGAAGAAGAAATCACTGACGAAGTTGTTGCCGAAGAAGAGACCTCCGAAGAGGAAGTTGTTGCAGAAGCAGAGACCTCCGAAGAAGAAGTTGTTTCCGAAGAAGAAGTAACCGAGACTGAAGAAATCGTTGCTGAGTATGACATCGAAGAAGATGTCAATGCTCTTCTCCAGGGTGAAGAACTCTCCGAAGAATTCCAAGAGAAAGCACGCACCATCTTTGAAGCAGCAATCAATGCAAAGATTGCTAGTATCAAAGAAGAGTTGGAAGCAAAGTACGAAGAGAAGTTCGTAGAAGAAGTTGCTTCCGCTAAAGAGTCACTCGCTGAGCGTGTTGATTCTTATCTTGAGTATGTTGCCGACGAGTGGATGTCTGAAAATCAACTCGCCGTTGAATCCGGACTTAAGTCCGAAATGACCGAATCATTCCTCACCGGAATGAAGAGTCTTTTTGAAGAACATTATGTATCAATCCCTGAAGAAAAATATGATGTGCTTGAGAGCATGGTAGAAAAACTTGATGACATGGAAACAAAACTCAACGAGCAAATTGAGAAGAATATTTCCCTGAACTCCCGCCTTTCCGAGTCGGTTGCTGAAGGAGTATTAGATCAAGTCTCTGAAGGTCTTGCACAGACACAGAAAGAGAAACTCGCCTCACTTTCCGAAAGTGTGGAGTTTGAAAGTGAAGCACAATATCGTGAGAAGTTAGAAACTCTGAAAGAATCTTACTTCAATCAGAAGACAGTTTCTACATCAGCTAAAACTGAAACCCTTTCTGAGGGTGTAGAGTCTGGATCAGGATCAAATTCTGGTTCTATGGACGCCTACCTCAGAGCATTAGGTTCAACCATTAGCAACTAAACTGAATTTAATATTAATTCAAACCGTAAATTAACCACATAGGTAAAAAGCAAATGTTCCAATCAGAACAGTTGCAGGAAAAGTGGGCACCTCTCCTCAACCATGAGGGTCTCGACAAGATCGAAGACAACCATAAGAGAGCCGTTACCGCTGTCCTGCTCGAAAACCAAGAGAAGTTCCTTTCCGAACAACAAGCATTTAGTCAGTCAGGATCCTTCCTGACTGAGCAACCTACCAACTCTGTTGGTAATGGTGGATACACCTCCTCAGGCGGTCAAACCGTTGCTGGTTTCGACCCCGTACTGATCTCCCTGATCAGACGCTCTATGCCTAACTTGGTCGCTTATGACCTCGCAGGCGTTCAGCCAATGTCTGGTCCTACTGGACTCATCTTCGCGATGCGTTCTAAGTACAAGACTCAGGACGGAAGCGAAACCTTCTTCGACGAAGTAGATTCCGCATTCTCTGGTCAGAACGAAGGATTCGACCTCACCAACGGCATGTCTGGTGTTACCGTTGGTATGGGTACTACCGCACAAGGTGGAACCAATCCTGGCGCTCTGAACCCTTCCACCAACGCTACCCAACAGGCATATAGTGCTGGTCAGGGTATGAGAACCGATGATGCTGAGGACCTCGGCACCTCCGGTGATAACTTCAACCAGATGGCATTCTCGATCGAGAAAGTCACTGTAACCGCTAAGTCCAGAGCACTCAAAGCTGAGTACTCCTTGGAACTGGCACAAGACCTCAAGGCGATTCACGGTCTGAACGCTGAGGCTGAGTTGGCAAACATCTTGTCAACTGAGATCCTCGCTGAAATCAACCGCGAAGTCATCAGAACCATCTACAAGACTGCTGAGTCTGGTGCTCAAGCAAACGTTGCTACCGCTGGCGAGTTCGACCTCGACATCGACTCCAACGGTCGCTGGTCTGTTGAGAAGTTCAAAGGTCTTCTGTTCCAAATCGAGAGAGATGCAAACCGCATCGCCCAAAGAACTCGTAGAGGAAAGGGCAACATCATCCTGTGTTCCGCAGACGTTGCTTCCGCTCTGACCATGGCAGGCGTACTCGACTACACCCCTGCACTCAACGCTAACCTGAACGTTGACGACACTGGTAACACCTTCGCTGGTGTTCTGCAAGGTAAGTATCGCGTATATATCGATCCTTATGCTGCAAACAGTGCTGCTAACCAGTACTACGTTGTTGGTTATAAGGGTACTTCACCTTATGACGCAGGTCTGTTCTATTGCCCATATGTTCCCCTCCAGATGGTTCGTGCCGTTGGAGAGAACACCTTCCAGCCCAAGATTGGCTTTAAGACCCGCTACGGCATGGTCGCTAACCCATTCGCTGAAGGCACCAATGTCGGCGCAGGCGCACTCACCGTTAACGCTAACCGTTACTACCAGCGCGTTACTGTTAAGAACCTCATGTGATCAATCACTGAGATTTTACAAGACCTCCTTCGGGGGGTCTTTTTTTATGTTCATAAATAGTCAATATTGTCTTTTCAAGAAATGGCATTTCACATCAAAAAACCAAGCGTATTAAAAGCAGACACAACCGTGTATCATACCGGTGGCACTAATTGGACAGAATCTTTTGCTGACAGAAAGCAATATGCTGACGATCCAACGGGACTCCTTGCAAATCCTGACGGAAAGAACGGTGGATGGACTGGTGCTACTGTAGTTAGCGAGTGATAACTGATGGCAACACAAAAATATGATGAGTTGACATCTTCTCGTCAAATTGAAAATAGAAATTTTTTAAGTCCCAACGGGTTTAGATTTGCTTTACGTAGATCACCTCAAGTTGCATTTTTTTGCAATCAGGCAAACATACCTGATCTATCATTTGGTGTAGCTACACAAGCAACATACTTGAAGGATCTTCCTGTTCCTGGAGATAAAATTGAATTTGGAGATTTGAATCTTAGATTCCTAGTCGATGAAGATCTTGGCAACTACATGGAAATTCAAAAATGGATTCGTGGACTTGGATATCCAGATAGATTATCGGAGTTTGAGGCACTAGAGGCACAAGCAGAAGTATTTGGAAGATATGCAAAAGATCAGGATAATATTTACTCTGACGGAACTCTTAGTATTCTGTCTAGTAATTTAATTCCTAAGTTTCAAATTTTCTTTCAAAATCTTTTTCCGTATAGTTTGTCCACAATGACTTTTGATGCCACACAAACGGATCAGGAGTACTTTACAGCAGACGTGAGTTTCAAGTATGCTATCTATACAATCACTGATATGAACAACAGACCTTTATGATCGACCTTGACAAACTTCAGGAGACCTGGGAAAAAGACTCTAAAATTGATATGGACAATCTTCATACTGAGTCAACCAATATTCCCACTCTCCATGCGAAGTACTTTGAAATGTACAACACAATCTTTCTGATGAGAAAGAAAGCAGAACAGCAAAGAAAAAATATTAGACACGAACGTTATGAATACTTCAGCGGTAAAGCAGACCCTGATGTATATGTGCAGAATCCTTTTCCAAAAAAGATTCGTGACAAGGACACGATGCAGAAGTATCTTGACGCTGACGAAAAATTGTCTACAGTATGTTTGAAAATAGACTATTACGATACAATGTTAGTCTATATTGAAAGTATACTTAAACAGATAACTAATAGAACTTATCAAATCAAAAACGCAATAGAATTCATGAGGTTCAATGCAGGACTAGGATGAAAAAGAAATCCAAGAAGAAGTGCAAGAAATCAAAGTGTTCTCACTATAAGGGAGGCAAGTGTAATTGTGGAAGATGAGGAAAATTATTACCGCTTAGAATTACCAATTGAAGCAGTTCGTATTATCCATACAGGTTTGACACAAGCTTGTCAAAAATGGTCGGGTGGAGATCCTATGGAACAAGAAAACCTTTTGGCTATGCGAGATCATTTCTATAGAATAATGTTAGAACATAGGTTTAGCAATATGTAATAAATATTCTTAGATGAATGGATCTACGTGATTGACACTAGTGTAAATCTTGTTATATCAAAATCTAACGAAGTATTTTTAAAAATTAATACTGAACCTCATATTGAATATGAACTTAGAGACCACTTTAAGTTTGAGGTTCCGAATGCAAAATTTATGCCGCAATATCGTGGTAAGAATTGGAATGGAGAGATTCACCTATACGATATGCGGTCTAAGCAGATCTATGTTGGTCTTTTAGATAAGATCGTTAATTTCTGCGAGCAATATGGATATAGTTATAAATTTGAGGATAATAAGTTCTATGGAACTCCTTATGAGGAGAATGACGGTATCTCAATGGAGGGTGTCAAAGATTACATGCACTCCATTTGTTCTCATACTCCTAGGAAGTACCAAGTTGAGGGAGTATACGGAGCTTTAAAGCACAATAGAAAGCTATTGATAAGCCCCACTGCTTCTGGCAAATCATTGATGATTTATTCTCTAGTGAGATATTATGTAGACCGAGGAGAAAAAATCCTTTTAGTTGTTCCAACGACATCTCTTGTAGAGCAGATGTACAAGGATTTTCTTGATTATGGTTGGGATGCTGATTCATATTGTCACCGTATCTATTCGGGCAGAGAAAAAAGTAATGATGCTCCAGTGACAATTACAACCTGGCAGTCTGTATATAAACTAGAACGGTCTTTCTTTGAAGACTATGGTTGTATTATAGGCGATGAAGCACATTTATTCAAGTCTAAATCTTTAATACAGATTATGACTAAACTTCATCATGCTAAGTATAGATTTGGTTTCACTGGAACTTTAGACGGCACACAGACGCACAAGTGGGTCTTAGAGGGGTTGTTTGGTCCGTCATATAAAGTCACAAGAACTGATGAGTTAATGAAGCAAGGACACTTATCCCAACTTGATATTCAGTGTCTTGTACTTAAACATCCTCCACAAACATTTGATGTGTATGAGGATGAGATACAGTATTTAATAGGGCACGAACAACGCAATAATTTTATTAAGAATCTAGCACTTGATCTTAAAGGAAATACACTTGTTCTTTTCCAAAGAGTCGAAAGTCATGGAGCAGTACTCTATGAGAAGATAAATAACAACAAGGGTGATAACCGTAAAGTATTTTTTGTACACGGTGGAGTTGGTGCTGAAGAACGAGAATTAGTAAGAGAGATAACTGAGCGAGAAAACAACGCTATTATTGTTGCTTCTTATGGAACTTTTAGTACTGGTATCAACATTAAAAAACTCCATAATGTTATCTTTGCCTCTCCAAGTAAATCAAGAGTCCGTAATCTTCAAAGTATTGGACGAGTTCTTAGAAAAGGAAAGGGCAAAGTGAAGGCAACTCTATATGATATTTCAGATGATTGCTCAACAAAATCCAGAAGAAATTACACGCTAAACCACTTTATAGAAAGAATTAAAATCTATAACGAAGAAAAATTTAATTATGATATAATCTCTATTCAATTAAAGATATGATAGAAGACGATTTTTATGCAACGTTAAAATTTAAATCTGGTGAAGAGATATTTGCCAAAGTAGCTGCTTCTGAAGAAGATAGTAGAACTATGTTAATAATATCTCACCCAATTATAGTTAAAGAATTAAAAAGTAGATCTGGAATCGTTGGTTATAAGATCGAACCTTGGTTAAAAACAACTAGTGATGACATGTTTATTGTCAATCTGAGTGATATACTTACATTGTCCGAATCATCCGATATCGAGATGATTATGATGTATCAAGATTACTTAAGATCTTCTGATAAAGAAAGTCAAAATCAAGCAAGTCTGAATCGTAAAATGGGATACCTTGGTACAGTCAATGACACTAAAGAACTTTTAGAAAAAATATTTAAAATCAGTTCTGAAGAACTATAGCTATAGCCTCCTTATCAACCCTAACAGAGTTATTCTACAGAGTATTTCATACCTTGTCAAGTGTCACCTTGTCACCTGATGTTAAACATGATATAATTCATACATATTATGAGATAAACTTATGATAAGACCTATGGCTAAAAGAAAGAGGTCAGAACACTATGTAAATAACAAAGAGTTTCTGGCAGCACTTATCAAGTATCGTGAAGATAAAGAAATTGCATTGATGAAAGATCTTCCCAAACCTCCCATTCCACGCTACATTGGGGAGTGTTTCTTGAAGATCGCAAATCACTTGTCCTTCAAGCCAAACTTTGTGAACTACATGTTTAAGGAGGATATGATCTCTGATGGAATCGAAAATTGCGTTCAGTACATACATAATTTTAATCCTGAGAAATCCCAGAATCCTTTTGCTTACTTTCACGCAGATCATTCATTATGCGTTTCTCCGCAGGATCCAAAGAGAGAAGCGTCAACTAGAAATCAAGAACAAGATCATTGAACGATCTGGTTACAGTGAGGTGTTTGACGACAACAACACCCTTGACGGATCGAACTACTCCGACTACAATCAAATCAAAGACAACGTGCATTCCAAGCTCCGCAGTTAATGAAAGTTGCAATCATCACCGATCAGCACTTTGGTGCTAGAAAGAACTCCAAGTTATTTCATGATTATTTTCTAAAGTTCTATAATGATATTTTCTTTCCTTATCTAGAGGAAAATGGTATTACTACCGTTGTAGATATGGGAGATACCTTTGATAGTCGTAAAGGTATTGATTTTTCCTCCCTTGCTTGGGCAAAGAACAATTACTATGACCGTCTTAAGGGTATGGGAATTCACGTTCACACGATTGTGGGAAATCATACAGCATACTACAAGAATACTAATGATGTAAATGCTGTTGATTTACTGCTTCGTGAATATGATAACGTGACGGTTTATTCTGAGGCAACTAAAGCTAAATTGGATAAACTAAACGTATTGTTCATTCCGTGGATTAACAAAGAAAATGAGGAAAGCAGTTTTAAACTTATTAAAAGTTCAGTTTGCAAAGGTCGCGCTGGGGCACCTTGAGCTCAGCGGATTTAGAGCTCATCGAGGCTGCATCATGGAAAATGGTCATGCAAGCGAGTTATATTCAAAGTTCACCAAGGTCTTCAGCGGTCACTACCACACTCGATCGGATGATGGACGGATCTATTACTTGGGAAATCCATACGAAATGTTCTGGAACGATGTCGGTGATCGGAGAGGATTCACCATCTTTGATACAGAAACTCTTGAACATTTTCATGTAGACAATCCATACAGATTGTTTTATAATGTGTACTATGAGGATACTCCTCATCAACTGTTTGATGCTACCGAGTATGCAAATAAAATTGTCAAGGTAATTGTCCGTCAAAAGACAAGCACCAAAGACTTTGAAAAATTTATTGATAAACTTTATGAAGTTGGAGTTGCTGATCTTAAAATTGTAGAAAATTTTGTTCTTCAAGATCCTGAAGAATTTGAAGTCTTTGAATCGGAAGATACTCTTTCTATCCTTGATAGGTACATTCAAGAAGCAGAAATTAATCTAGATAAACCTAAATTGCAAAATATTATGCGAATGACCTATCAAGAAGCGTGTGAATTGATTTGAGATGTATATTCTAACAATTTATGGCAAAGAAACTGACGGCGCATATTCTGTAACAGATCCTTCCGATGGAGAACAGATACTTTATCTTTTTGAAGCAGAAGATGATGCAATGAGATTTGCTATGATGTTAGAAGAAGATGGTAGTCCAACTATGCATGTTATAGAAATAGAAGATGATATAATGATAAAAACATGTGAACTTCATGACTATAGTTACACTATAATCACACCCAACGACATTGTAATTCCACCTAAGACAAATCATGATTTTATTTGAAAAAATTCGTTGGAAGAACTTTCTTAGTACAGGCAATCAATTCACAGAAGTAGATTTTTTAAAACACTCCACCAATCTTATTATTGGTACAAATGGTGCTGGTAAATCTACTATTCTTGATGCTTTAACATTTTCCCTTTTTGGAAAATCTTTTCGTAAGATTAATAAACCTCAACTCATCAATTCTGTAAATGATAAGGACTGTGTGGTTGAGGTTGAATTTTCTATTGGTGGTGTGAGTTGGAAGATTGAACGTGGAATTAAACCTGCTATATTTAAAGTTTGGAGAGATGATAATCTTTTAGATCAAGCAGCAGCTGCAGCAGATCAACAAAAATGGTTAGAGCAGAATGTTCTTAAAATGAACTACAAGTCTTTTACTCAGATTGTAATTTTGGGTAGTAGTACTTTTGTCCCTTTTCATGCAATTAACTTCTACTAATAGAAGAGATGTTATTGAAGACTTATTGGATATTCGTATTTTTTCTTCTATGAATAGTGTGATTAAAGATAAGATTCGACTAGCCAGAGAAGATATAAAAGTTTTGGAATTGAAGAAAGAATCACTTAGCGATAAAGTTAGGATGCAAGAAAACTTTATTGATGAACTTGAGAGTCGTGGAAAAGAAAATATAAAAGACAAGGAAGATCGTATCGGCAATCTTCTTAATGAAGAGAATGAACACATGGGATCTAATGAAGAGTTGGAAAGATCCCTTATAGATGTTAATGGCAAACTTGAAAAAGTTTTCTGGTGCAACTAGTAAACTTCGTAAACTTGGTGATCTTAAAGGTAAGATTTCTAATAAAGGTAGCAACTATTACCAAGGAACATAAATTTTTCACAGGAGAATACGGTTTGTCCTACATGTGATCAGGATATTGAAGAGGACCTTCAGAATAAATAGATTAACGACGCTCAAAATAAAGCAAAAGAGTTGCAATCTGGTTATAAAGAACTAGAGGAAGGCAATTAAAGAGGAAGGAAGAGCGAGAGCGTCAATTCACAATTCTATCTAAGGAGATTACTTCACTAACGCATGGCATTTCTCAAAACAATACTAAGATCGCTGGATGTCAAAGACAAGTCAGAGATCTGGAATCGGAAATTCAAAGAATTACCGACAACCTTGCAAACAGAAATACTGAGCATGAAAAGTTAGCAACCTTCAAAGATAATCTAAAAACTACATACGACGAACTAGCTCAACGTAAAGAAACGATTAACTATTACGATTTCTCGTATAGTTTACTAAAGGACGGTGGAGTCAAAACTAAAATCATCAAGAAGTATCTACCGCTGATAAATCAGCAAGTCAATAAGTATCTACAACTTATGGACTTTTATATTAACTTCTCACTTGATGAGGAATTTAGTGAAACCGTCCAGTCCCCAATTCATGAAGATTTTTCTTATGCTTCTTTCAGCGAGGGAGAGAAGATGAGAATCGACTTAGCACTCTTGTTTACTTGGAGAGAAGTGGCAAGAATGAAAAATTCTGTCAATACTAATCTATTGATTATGGATGAAGTATTTGATAGTTCTCTAGATGGATTTGGTACAGAAGAATTTCTTAAAGATTATTAAATTTGTAATTAAAGATGCAAATATTTTTGTTATCTCACATAAAGAATCATTGCATGATAAGTTTGATAGTGTTACGAAATTTGATAAGATAAAGGGGTTTAGTAGAATAGTTGGTTAAGAACTATTGCGTGACATCATGAAAAGGTTAAGTATAACAAGAACTTCATTAAGTTAGCATACGCTGACTAAATAATAACAGAATTGGAGAAATGGATGTAGTAAACTCCCTTTATTATTTTTTCATGAGGAGGACATCATGCACAATCTAGTATCATTTAATCAATTAGCAGACTGGACTAGGAGTCTTAAAAGACTTAGTAAAACTCTGGACACTACAATGGAGGAGAGCGATCAAATCAACGATTACTACGAATGTTTAATCGATTGTAGCGATAACCAGGCAACGTGTAAACGAATTTGCAGACCAATTTTAACAACCTGACCGAGACCAACCAATTGGAGAACTGTCACCTAATACCCCTGCCGCAAGGTGGGGGTTTGGTATTATAGGTACATACGAGACAAACCTATGGCAATCAAACAGGAAATCAAATCTCAACTTGCCAAACTCCTTGCCACTGAAGACCTGGTGGTAGAGCATAAACAGACAGAGACTGCTTGCTTTAACGTCCATACCCGCGTTCTAACGCTTCCAATGTGGGAAAGGGCAAGCAACACCGTATATGACCTTCTGGTTGGACATGAGGTGGGTCATGCATTGTTTACCCCAGATGAGAATTGGTTGGAGAAGGTAGCAGTTCCTCCACAATTTGTAAATGTAGTTGAGGATGCACGCATTGAAAAGTTGATGAAGCGTAAATATGCTGGCATTTCAAAAACGTTTTTTAAAGGGTATCAAGAACTAAATGACGAAGACTTCTTCTCTATTTCTGACGAGTCTATTTCTGATCTTAATCTTGCTGATCGTGCAAATCTATACTTTAAGGTCGGTAATTTTGTAGATATTTCTTTTGACTCCGAAGAAAAGATTCTTATTCAGAAGATTGCAAAAGTAGAGACCTTTGATGAGGTATTGAAGATTGCTGAAGAACTGTATCTGTTCTGTAAAAAGGAGAAAGAAGAAAAGGTTGATGATATGCCCCCTCCTCCTGAAGTAGGTCAGGGTGGAGAATCTCAAACTCCATCTTCCCAGACTAGTTCTGGTGAGAGCGAAGGTGATTCTGATGGTGGGTCTGGTGAATCTATGACTCATGAGGAGATGCTTGAGGAAGCACAACGCCGTGAGTCTGCTGATGCTCCTCTGAATGATGAACCTGAAGTTCAGACTGCCGATTCTTTGGAATCAAATCTGCAGGACCTTGTGGATTCAAATTCAGCAGAGAATGTATATGTTGAAATTCCTCAAGTAGATCTGAAGAAAATCATTGCGGACAACTCTGAGATTCACGAAGATATTGATTCTTTCTTCTCTATTCAACAAAAGAGTGTCCCGTCTGTTGATATCTATGAACGTGTAGACACGCGGTTTGTTGAGTTCAAACGATCTGCTCAGAAAGAAGTCAATTACCTGGTAAAAGAGTTTGAGTGCCGTAAGGCAGCAGACTCCTATGCTCGCGCTACAACCGCCCGTACAGGCGTCCTGGACACTTCTAAACTGCATACCTACAAGTACAATGAAGACTTGTTCAAGAAGGTTTCTGTGATCCCTGATGGCAAGAATCATGGTCTGATCTTTGTCCTTGACTGGAGTGGTTCTATGAGCCGTGTGATGCTGGATACGATCAAACAACTCTACAATCTAATCTGGTTCTGTAAGAAAGTTTCCATTCCCTTTGAGGTTTATGCTTTCACTAATGAGTGGAATCGTCCTAAGATTGACTATGAAACTCAAGAAGTAACTAAACCAATGGATTTCTCTCTTGCATATGAAGCGAAAGAAAATTTGCTTTCTGTTAGTCATGAGTTTGTAATGATGAATATTCTTACCAGTCGTATTAATGGTAAGCAACTGGAGAATCAGATGATCAATATCTGGCGTGTTGCTAACTACTTCTCTGATCAATATATGGTTGGATATGGTATTCCTCCTCGTATGAGTTTGTCGGGTACTCCTCTGAACGAGGCATTTGTTACTCTTCATCAGATTCTTCCGAAGTTTCAACGTGAGAACAAACTGCAAAAAGTTCAGTGTATTGTTCTGACTGATGGTGAAGCAAATCATCTCGCCCGCCACGTTGTAGTGAAAAGAGCCTGGGAGAACGAACCTTATATGGGTAAGCGTCAACTGACTGGTGGTAATACTTTTCTTCGAGATCGTAAGACTGGTAATACTTATAAGGTTCCTTATGGTTGGCATGGTTTCTCTGATCTAATGCTTCAAAATCTTCGTGATAATTTTCCTATGGTTAACTTTGTTGGTATCCGTGTTCTTGAGAGTCGCGATGCAAATCACTTTATGAAATTGTATTACGATCAGAACTCTAATGAGTTTCGTAAGATTCAAAGTGAGTGGAAGAAGCAGCGCAGTTGTACTATCAAGACTTCTGGTTATCATGCATACTTTGCTATGTCTGCTGCTTCTCTATCACAAGATGCAGACTTCTCTGTTGATGAAGGTGCAACAAAAGCAAAGATTAAGTCTGCTTTCATTAAGTCTCTTAAGACTAAGAAACTAAATAAGAAAGTTCTAGGCGAATTTATCTCTCTGGTAGCATGACAAAAGAAAACTGGAAAGAAATTGCCAAAGCATCAGAAAAAGACCCTAAAGTAATTAAAATCCTTGAAGAGGGTCCTAGGTCGCTTGGTCAGGCATATCTACTTTCGGCCATGCGATATAAGTATGGACGATCTGACAAGTGACACACGGGGGGTTTGAGACCCCCCTTTTTCGTCTATAATAACTTCAGTTAAACAAAACAAATGGGTCTGTCCAAAGAAAGCATCATTGAATGTCTCCGCGAGTCCTACGGCGAGTCTGTGACTTCTGCTGAGATTAAGGCATACTGTCAGATGAATGACTTCAACTACCAGACTATCACCAATAAACTGACTGACTATAAAGTTGGCCGCGGCAAGTGGAATCTGGAAGTAACAAAGGAGACTGTGGAAGAACTTGAAGTAACTTATAATGGACCTGCAGCACTGCCTGCAGTAGAGCAAAACCTTATCCCCACGAAAGATGATACCTTCGTCAGCTTTGGTAATTTCACAGATATTAAAAAAATTATTAAGTCCGGTCTCTTCTACCCTACGTTTATCACGGGTCTCTCGGGCAATGGCAAAACGTTTTCTGTCGAACAAGCATGTGCCCAACTCGGTCGTGAACTCATCCGAGTCAACATTACGGTAGAGACTGATGAAGATGATCTTATTGGCGGTTTCCGTCTTGTTGGTGGAGAAACCGTTTGGCACAACGGACCAGTTATCGAAGCCCTGCAGCGGGGTGCTGTGCTGCTCCTTGACGAGATCGACCTCGCCTCAAACAAAATCCTCTGTCTTCAGTCTATTCTCGAAGGAAAAGGAGTTTTCCTCAAGAAGATTGGCAAATGGGTTGCGCCCACAGAAGGTTTCCAAGTATTCGCCACTGCCAACACCAAAGGCAAAGGTAGCGACGACGGACGATTCATCGGAACTAACGTGCTCAACGAAGCATTCCTTGAGCGATTCCCTGTAACCTTTGAGCAGGAGTATCCTTCTACTGCCACCGAACAGAAGATCCTTGGTAAGATCTGTAAGGATGAAGAGTTCTGCAAGCGACTTGCTGATTGGGCTGACATCATCCGTAAGACCTTCTATGATGGTGGTATCGAAGAGATCATCTCTACCCGCCGTCTGGTTCACATTGTGAAGGCATACAGCATCTTCAGTGATAAGGCAAAGGCAATTCAGGTTTGTGTAAATCGTTTCGATGATGAAACCAAGCAAGCATTCCTGGAACTGTACGACAAAGTTGATGCAGATTTCCAGATGCCAATTGACGCAGAGGTACAATCCTGATATAATATGACTAACTCATGGTCCTTTCTATCCGACGAATTAAATATGTCTAATCAAGATTATTGGGAAGGTGATGGACTCAGCATTGTGGGTAATCCAGGTGCTGCATCTCCAGATACTATTGTTTTCAGTAGTTCTCATCTTCCAGGTGGTATGGGTAATGATCATATCACTTTTACTGGTAACGGAATCAAAGCAGCCGAAACTGTGCCAATTGATTACTTTGGATCGGGAGATAATATCTCTTTTGATCTACCCACTCCCTCCAAACCCCAAACTAACAGTAAACAGAAGTACAGTGAAGATGTAATCATTAAAGAACTGAAAGATTACATCACTAGAACATATGATCAGCACTATTCTGCTGGTGATGATAAGATTCAAACTCTTGATCTTATCGAAGCTTGTGGTGATGGTGAGGCATTCTGTCGCAGCAACATCCTCAAGTATGCGTCACGATACGATAAGAAGGGCACTGCCCGTCGTGACATTATGAAGATTCTGCACTATGCTGTCCTTCTAATGCATTTCAATGATAAAAATGCAAACCGCGAAACCTATCCTCAGTGAGATGAAACTGAAACCTACAATTATGAAACTGTCTGACAAAACCATTTCAGTTCTGAAGAACTTCTCTTCAATCAATCAATCAATTCTTTTCAAAGAAGGGAACAAACTTCGCACCATTAGTGTGATGAAGAACATTCTTGCTGAGGCAACTGTCACAGAAGAATTTATGAAAGATTTTGGGATCTATGATCTCAATCAATTCCTTAATGGATTGAGTTTGCATTCAAGTCCTGAACTTGACTTTGCAAATAGTGGATATGTGATGATCCGTGAAGGTAAATCCCGTTCGAAGTATTTCTTTGCAGATCCTAATGTCATTGTTACTCCTCCTGATAAAGACATTACACTTCCTAGCGAAGATGTGTGCTTTGAGATTAGCACAGAACAACTTGATAAACTGCTGAAAGCAGCTGCTGTCTATCAACTTCCTGATATCTCTGCCGTTGGTGAGGGTGGTGTAATTAAGTTGGTTGTTCGAGACAAGAAGAATGATACGTCTAATGACTTTGCTATTGTTGTTGGAGAGACTACGAATGAATTTTCCTTCAATTTCAAAGTGGAAAATATCAAAGTTCTCCCTGGAACTTATGAAGTTGTTGTGTCAAAAAAACTTCTGTCTCGATTTGAATCAAAAAATCATGATTTGACTTATTATATTGCTCTAGAACCTGATTCTACTTTCGACTGATTTTAACTAATTTATTATGCGTAATGAGTTTCTTTGGGTGGAAAAATACCGCCCTCAGACAATTGAAGACTGTATTCTCCCTGAAAGCATTAAGAAAACTTTTCAGGGTTTTTTATCTAAAGGTGAAGTACCTAACATGCTGCTTGCTGGTCCTGCAGGATGTGGTAAAACAACTGTAGCAAAAGCACTGTGTAACGAACTGGGGGTAGATGTTTATGTCATCAACGGATCCGATGAGGGACGCTTTCTTGATACGGTCAGAAATACTGCAAAAAATTTCGCTTCGACCGTCTCACTTCAAGCAACTGGCAAACACAAAGTCATCATCATCGATGAGGCTGATAACACAACAAACGACGTACAACTCTTACTTAGGGCGTTTACAGAGGAGTTTTCTGGCAACTGCAGATTCATCTTTACCTGCAATTTCAAAAACAAAATTATCGAACCCCTCCATTCTCGTTGTGCCGTCATTGAATTTCAATTGGAGGAAAGCAAAACCTCTCATTGCCTCGCAATTCTTCAAACGAGTACAGACCATCCTGGATACGGAGGGTATTAAATATGAGCCGAAAGTTCTTGTTGAACTCATTAACAAACATTTTCCCGATTGGAGGAGGGTCCTCAACGAATGCCAAAGGTATTCAGCAGGGGGTCAAATTGACTCAGGAATCCTAGCACATTTTTCGGACGTAAAAGTAAATGACTTGGTTAAAAAACTTAAAGACAAGGACTTCCCCGAAGTACGTAAATGGATCGTTAACAATTTGGATAACGATACTAACGTTCTCCTTCGTCGCATTTACGATGCTTGTTATGATGCCTTGGTTCCGAATAGTGTTCCTGCTGCTGTGCTTTGTCTGGCTAAGTATCAATATCAGATGGCGTTCGTGGCGGATCAGGAAATAAACATGCTCGCTTGTCTTACAGAGATTATGGTGGAGTGTGAGTTCAAATGACAGAAGAACAATTAGAGCACGAACGGTGTGTGGATGATGATTATAATGTAATCAATCATTACTATCGTGCTAAATATTGGCACCCAGATATTCCATTCTTTCTCCAAGATGAAAAAGGAGATACCTATGAATTCGGATGGAGTTTGATTTATCAGTACATTGAGAAATTGACTAATGGCTAAAGAAAAAAGTGAAGGCACAAGTAAAGTCTAGATTTTATTATGTGTTTTGGGGCACTGCCACCGTTGCAGTAGTCCTCGGTCAACTTTATGTTGGCACAGGATATCGAGTTTTACATAGTGGTATCCAAGATCTACTTGGTAAAGTTGATGGAGTGCTTCTCCATGCAACACCCGATAATGAACCTAAATTTTATTGATTATGAACGTCAAAGTTATTCGTATGTGGTCTGGCGAAGATGTCGTCGCTGACCTTGTAAAAGAGAGTGATGAAACTATCACTGTATGCAATCCTATTGTTGCTGTTCCGACTAGAGATGGTCAGATGGGATTTGCACCATGGGCACCCCTTCTCTCTGGAAAGAATGTAGATCTTGATATTGCCCGAAAGTATGTTGTTTATATTTCGGAAACTCAAGAAGAAATTGAAGAGAATTATACTCAAATGTTCTCCACTATTCAAACTCCAAGTAAAAAATTGATTGTGTGATGAAGTCTCATAAGACTCCTTTGAGGTATCCTGGTGGCAAGTCGCGTGCTTGCACTAAGATGGATCAATATCTCTTGAAGGTATCTGACTGTAGAGAATACAGAGAACCATTTCTGGGTGGTGGTAGCGTTGCAATTTATATTACTAAGAAATATCCTAAACTAGATATTTGGGTTAATGATTTGTATGAACCTCTTTATAATTTTTGGAGAGTTCTTCAAGATGATGGTAATGCTTTATATGAAACATTATGTGATTTAAAATCTAGACATCCAGAACCAGAATCTGCAAAAGAACTATTCTTAAAATCAAAGGAGTATTTAAATGACGAATCCAATAATGACTCTTTACAGCGTGCTGTCAGTTTTTATACTATCAATAAGTGTTCTTTTTCTGGTCTCACCGAGTCATCCTCCTTCAGCAAACAAGCAAGTGACTCAAACTTCTCAATGCGAGGAATCGAAAAACTCCCAGGATACACAAAGATAATTGAGAACTGGAAAATTACTAACTGGTCATATGAATCGCTTCTAACTGATCGTAGAGATGTGTTTACATATCTGGATCCTCCATACGATATTAAAGATAATCTTTATGGGAAGAAAGGGAGTATGCACAATGGATTTAACCATGATGATTTTGCTTCCGATTGTGATAGGTACATTGGTGATCAACTTGTATCTTACAACTCTTCCAATCTGGTTAAAGAAAGATTTGACGGATGGAATGCAGGCGAGTTTGATTTGACTTACACTATGCGGTCTGTAGGTGAGTATATGCGAGAGCAAAAAGATCGTAAGGAACTTTTACTTTATAATTATGGAATTGAAGGATTGGCTACATTCAATTAATTTTAGCAAAGAGGATTTACGTGAGGACATTAGGTCTTACCCTCCATATATCGTTAATCGTTGTCTGTCTGGGCACCTTGATTGCGTCATGTTCGCTAATGAAATGAATAAGTATAACTTTCTTGATAAAGATATGCAATATTCTTTTTATCTAAATAGTCTGAGGAAACGAAAGAGGTTCTCTCCTTGGCTCCGAAAGGATAAAGTCCAGGATTTAGAATGTGTCAAACAATACTATGGTTATAGTAATGAGAAGGCATCTCAGGCTCTGAAAATTCTGACAAACGAACAGATTAACTTTATTAAACAACGACTTGATGTTGGAGGAATGAAATGACTACTGTGGAACCTACAGTTGAGTGGTCTCAGGACCAAATGGTGGAAGTACTTCTTAATGAACCTGATGACTTTTTAAAGGTTCGTGAGACATTGACAAGAATTGGAGTTGCATCACGCAAGGAAAAGAAACTCTATCAGTCTTGTCACATCCTGCATAAGCAAGGAAGATATTTTATCGTTCACTTTCAAAGAGTTGTTGCCCTGGATGGTAAGAGAGCAAATCTTACACTGAATGATGTACAACGTCGCAATCGTATCACACGCCTCCTTGCTGACTGGGGACTTATCTCAGTCGGTAAAGGAAGATACTGTTGCAGACATTGCACCTCTGAATCAAATCAAAGTTCTTGCATATCAGGATAAAGGTGATTGGATTCTTGAGCAGAAGTATAATATTGGTAAGAAGACTAAACCCCAAGAAGAAGTCAATAAATAAGACTGAGACCTTTCGTGCGGTCTCTACGAAAGTCGGAACACCCTATAAAGAGGTTCGGTTATTACCGTTCCTCTTTTTTTGTTTATGTTATAAATATATCGGATGCCTTCGGGGTCCACAAAACACAAACTCGCTTTTAAAGGAGCTAAGAATCATGGGAAACCTTACAAGGTATACTGCTGCAGATCTTGCCTGTGCTATTAGATAAAATTTCTAAAAACTAGCATTGGTATGCATGATTACCTAAATAGAGTGTTCGACCTACATGAGACACAGACAAACTACCCTCCCTATAACTTAATTGAGGTTAGTAATGTAGAGTCGCTACTAGAAATTGCACTTGCAGGATTTAAGAAGAAAGAAGTAAATGTCTACACACAAGACGGAAAACTCTTCATTGAAGGGCAGAAAGAAGACAAAGAAACAGGAACAAACTACATCCATAGAGGAATGGCTCAACGATCTTTCACCAGATCTTGGACCCTCAGTGATGAGACGGAAGTTAGATCAGTTGAATTTGAGGATGGGCTCTTAACAGTGGTTCTTGGTAGAATTGTTCCAGAATATCACAAGCGTAAGGACTGGTTCTAAATAGAATTGAATATCGTCGCCGCGAGGGGCAACTGGCAAAATCCAGTTGACGCCCCTCTTTTTTCTTGATAGAATAGAGGAAAATACAAATCTTATGACTAAAAAGCAATTTGTAAGTAATAAGGGTGAGACTTGGGAGTGGGAAGAAACCCCTGAAACAGAAGCAGCATTGAAAGCGTTGCGTGAAACTGAAAAGAGGAACGCAACCGAACGTCTTCATTCAGATATCCGCGAACTGGAACTGAAAGCACCTGATTATGGAGTTGGTAAATGACTATTAAATTTATTGTTTTAAAATCTGGAGAACAACTTATCTCTGATATTAAAGAGATGGCTGTCGGGGAAGAAGATGATCAAAAAGTTGTTGGTTACTTTCTTCACAGACCATGTATTGTTAAGATGAAAAATCCTGGAGTAATTGATCAGGAAAAAAGCAAAACTAAAGCAGGGTTTGAAGTAACTTTGATTCCTTGGCTTTCTTTAACCCAAGATGAAGTTATTCCTATTCCCTCAGATTGGTTGGTGACTCTAGTAGAACCAGTTCCCCAACTTACACAAATGTACACCGAAGATGTTTTAAATTATGGAAAAGACAATCAAAGCGATTCTGCTGACGAACAACCAGGTATTGGTATCACAAATTGATGAGGTTGCTGCTTCAGTTCCTGGAGAACCAGATTGTAAACTGACCAATCCTTTTCTTCTAGTAGAAGGTGGTATGTTAGAATCTTGGATGATGGATGCAACCAGAGAAGATGTCTTTATGATTAGTTCCGACAAGATTCTGACTCTTGTAACGCCCACACCAACACTAGTAGAAAAATACGAGGACCTAACAAAGTAATGGCACTATCTAAAAGCACCCTAGATCATTTACTTGAGGCAAAGTCTCATATCAGGGCAGCGATTAAGTCCGCTGCAGTAAATGAAAAACCTATGGTTGTAAAAAATCTTTCTGATATCCTAATGAATATGGAGCAGACAGAGAAATTTGATGAGATCATGGATATGATTGATAACCGTGACCCTGGTAGTAACGGTATGTTTGGTTCTTTTTTTAATGATGATAACGAATGAAGTTCTACACTAATGTTCAGTTAATTGGCAATCAGTTTTTGGTTCGTGGAGTTGATAATGGTAATAGATTTGAGTTTAGGGATGAGTTCTTCCCTACACTCTTTGTAAAATCAAAAAAAGATACCCAATATAGAACATTAAATGGAGAAGTAGTAGAGAAGATTCATCCTGGCACCGTTCGCGATTGTCGTGACTTCTATAAGAAGTATGATGAAGTTGATGGATTTGAGATCTATGGAAATGATCGATACATCTATCAATACATTTCAGAGAAGTATCCTGAGAATGAGATTAAGTTCGATATCAGTCAGATTAAACTGGTAACTCTTGATATTGAGACCACTGCAGAGAGAGGATTCCCTGATGTAGAGTCTGCATCAGAGGAGATTCTTGCGATTACGATTCAGGACTATACAACCAAGCAGATTACTACTTGGGGTGTCAAACCTTTTCTGAATAAGCAAAAGAACGTTACTTATCATCATTGCCCTACAGAGCATGAACTTCTGAGTCACTTCATCAATCACTGGATGCAGGATGTTCCTGATGTGGTGACTGGTTGGAACATTCAACTGTTCGATATCCCATACATCTGTAAGCGCCTCAACAGGGTGCTTGGAGAGAAGTTGATGAAGAGATTCTCTAACTGGGGTCTTGTGACCGAAGGAGAAGTTTATATTCAAGGTAGAAAGCAAACAACTTTTGATGTTGGTGGGTTGACTCAACTTGACTATCTTGATCTGTATAAGAAGTTTACATATAAAGCACAAGAATCATATCGCCTTGACTACATAGCTGAGGTTGAGTTGGGTCAAAAGAAACTAGATCACTCTGAGTTTGAGACCTTTAAAGATTTCTATACTCAAGGGTGGCAGAAGTATATTGAATATAATATCGTTGACGTAGAACTTGTTGACCGACTGGAAGACAAGATGAAATTGATTGAACTTGCACTGACTATGGCATATGATGCCAAGGTCAACTATGCAGATGTGTTCTATCAGGTTCGTATGTGGGACAACATAATCTATAATTATCTGAAGAAACGGGATATTGTTATTCCTCCCAAAGATTCGGTCTGATAAAAACGAAAAGTACGCAGGTGCTTATGTCAAGGAACCGATTCCAGGAAAGTATGATTGGGTTGTCAGTTTTGACCTTAATAGTCTATATCCTCATCTTATTATGCAGTACAACATCTCCCAGAGACGCTTCTTGACGAGAAGACATCCCACAGCAACAGTTGATAGAATACTTGATGAGGAGATAAACTTTGAGTTGTATAAAGATAATGCAGTCTGTGCCAATGGTGCAATGTACCGCAAAGATGTTCGTGGGTTCCTACCAGAACTCATGGATAAGATGTATAGTGAGCGGGTAATCTTTAAGAAGCGAATGCTTCAGGCAAAGCAAGCATATGAGAAGACACCTACTAAGACACTGGAGAAAGAGATTGCCCGGTGCAACAATATCCAGATGGCTAAGAAGATTTCACTCAACTCTGCTTATGGTGCTATCGGTAATCAGTATTTTAGGTACTATAAACTGGCCAATGCGGAGGCGATTACGCTTTCTGGTCAAGTCTCTATCCGTTGGATTGAGAGTAAGATGAACCAGTATCTAAATAAACTGTTGTCTACAACCGACGAGGACTACGTAATTGCATCTGACACAGATTCAATTTATCTTAATCTCGGACCTCTTGTTGATAAATTTTTTGCTAATAAGTCTGGTGATAAAGCAAAGGTCGTTGAACTACTTGATATGGTATGCCGCGACAAGTTGGAACCGTACATCGACAAGTGTTATAACGACTTGGCAACGTATGTATCGGCGTATGATCAGAAAATGCAAATGAAGCGTGAGAATATCGCTGATCGTGGTATCTGGACTGCTAAGAAGCGATATATTCTTAATGTGTGGAATAGTGAGGGTGTTGCTTATGCAGAACCTAAACTTAAGATGATGGGTATTGAAGCAGTCAAATCATCCACTCCTGCACCATGTAGGAAGATGATTAAGGATGCTCTGAAGTTGATGATGAGTGGAACTGAGGAAGATGTTATCGACTTTATTGACAAGTCTCGTAAAGAGTTTAAAGAACTTCCTCCCGAACAGATTGCTTTCCCGCGATCAGTTTCTGATGTTGTGAAATATAGATCTTCTTCTGACATCTATGCTAAGGGAACACCTATTCACTGTCGTGGAGCACTTTTGTACAATTATTATATCAAGAAGAACAAACTTGAAAACAAATACTCTCTAATTCAAAATGGAGAGAAGATCAAATTTTGTTATTTGAAAAAACCCAATATCATTCATGAGAATATTATCTCATTCATTCAAGAGTTCCCTAAAGAACTCAACCTTGACAAGTACATTGACTATGACCTACAATTTGAGAAGTCCTTTGTCGAACCGCTGAAAGCAATCCTTGATGCTATTGGTTGGAATGTCGAAAAAACTGTAAACCTGGAATTATTTTTCTCCTAATGGACCTACCTATTAACGACAAAGAACTTGGCTACTATTATTAGTGCTATGCGTCTCGGGGGAGATGCTGCCCTTTATCAAAAACTGAAAAGGATTAAGGACATCCGTGATGCTAACCCAGGCGGACCTTACAAAAAAATTGCCCGCGAAGAATTTGGAATTGTTATTTAATGGATTTTTTAAAAGAGATTGTAAAAGAGATTGGCGATGACTATACCAAACTCGCAAGAGACATCGACGACACAGAAACTTTCGTGGACACAGGTTCGTACATCTTTAACGGACTTTGTTCAGGTAGTATATTTGGTGGCGTATCTGGGAATAAGATTACTGCCATTGCTGGGGAGTCTAGCTACTGGAAAAACTTTCTTCAGCTTGGCAGTCGTCAAGAATTTCCTTGATTCTAATCCTGATGGTTATTGTCTATATTTTGACACTGAAGCCGCTGTTAACAAGGGTCTTATCGCAAGTCGTGGGGTAGACATGGATCGCCTTGTGGTGGTCAATGTTGTCACCATTGAGGAGTTTAGAACCAAGGCACTGAAGGCAGTAGACATATACTTAAAAAAATCTGAAGAAGAACGCAGACCCTGTATGTTTGTGTTAGACTCTCTTGGTATGCTTTCCACAGAGAAGGAGATTCGTGATGCACTAGACGACAAGCAAGTCAGGGACATGACCAAATCTCAA